TCAAAGAAGTAATGACATATACATCGGGTTGGGTTGAGTATTTGGGATGGCAAGAATCATCTGTTCGTACCTTTACTTTTAAAGCTCGTTCTGGCGGTACAACAGTTGCTGATTATACTTTTGCTTTAAATTTTTTATCAAGTTCTGATGATAACACATGGGTGCATTTGGCTATATCTAGGCAAGGGAGCAACCTGCGCTTTTTTTATAATGGAAATGTTATAACTGATGGTTCTATTGCTGGTGGTCTCGCTTCTTGTACAGTTACTACCACGCAAGCAATAGGCTCTAGCGCAATGCCAGATGTGGCAGCAGTCCTCACAATAGGACGAAGTGCCAACACATCATACATGAAGGGATATCTCGATGAAGCACGTATTTCCAAAGGTATTGCAAGATATACTTCTACGTTTGTTCCGCAGGTTGCTGGGTTTGCAACACCATCAACCACTTTATTGATTGGAACAACAAGACACGCTGAGGCATTAAAGCTATACATACCTATGGTTAATACAGTAGCAACAACTATGACAGCTAAGATTTATAACGGAGCATCATGGGAAAGTATAACAATTGATGACGAAACTTCTGTGAACAGTATCTCTGGAGCCCAAACTGGTGTTGTGTATCTTGGCGACCAAAGTGAACATTCACAACCTAAATTCATCGAGGGATATTATCTTTATTGGTATTTGATTTCCATAGATGCTGGCGGATTCGATATTTCTAATATATCAGTAGATATGCCATTCCAGGCAATAGGTGATGTGTGGGATGGAAATTTTAGAGACATTGCTGCATGCTATAAAACTACATCAACATCGTCTGTTGACATAACATTAAACGTAAGAAACTTTAACACCTATGTTTCCGAGGATGATGGTACATATGCAAACCTAAATTCATTGCCAACTACTACGTTTATTGACTGTGGTTTTATCACAAAACAGACAGCTATTTTTATAGCAGTACCTGATAATTACACAAATAGCAATGCGTCTGTACTTAGTGTTTCTTGTTGGGATGGCAATGAGTATCGACTAATTTCCGGTACTGTCGATGGAACATCAGTAGATGGTAAAACGCTTGCTCGGTCTGGTGTAGTTAGCTGGAACAATCCAGATGTCTCTAACGAAACGCAAAAGTCTACAGCTGGGAGTTTTCCTTTTTATTATTATAGATTAAGTGTTTCTGGTGCACTTGATGCATCTGTTAGGGTTTACTACATAGCTGGCATCCCGATTCCGCAAGATATAACAGGATACTCTTTTTGTCTAACCGCTGCCGATAGGCTCATGCTTGGAGATAACAATAACGAGTATCGCAATGCTCTTCTTGTTGGGGCACAGGATAGGCCAGAGGTTCTTAATGGTGATGACAGTCAGATAATTACATTTGGTGATGACGATAAGCTGACATGTGCTGCCGCAGTATATGCCCAATACTCCTCGAACATTTACAACATTGTCATAGTTCTTAAGGCAAGAGAATCGTGGATTCTACAATGGAACCAGTCTACAACCGGTGTCTCGTGGAGTAGATTCAGGATATCCCCGACAGTTGGTTGCAATGCTCCAATGACGCTTAAAACTGCTTCGGTTATATTTGAACAAAACATTAACCAAGCAAAAAACATTGCAATCTGGAGAGCCAATGATGGTATCTATCTTTCAAATGGGCAGTCTCCGTTCTGTGTGTCTAATGATATTAAGAATGTGTTTGACCAGAATGAAACTACCCACGTTAATTTAAGTATGGCTGGCAGTGAGTTTGGATTTGTTGATGAACAAGAACAGGAGTACCATTGGTTGTGGGCTTCTGGAACAAGCACAACACTAGATAAAGAATACGTGCTTGACATGAAAAAGTGGAGATGGTACGAAATAGACAGGGCTTCTGGAAATAGATTACAATGTGGGCTAGGTGTATCCGATACCTATGGAAGTAAGTATTCTTACGGCTTTATAGATACTGGGTACATGGAACGATTGGAGCATGGAACAACTTTCGATGGAACAGCAATAGCATCTACTTTATTTTTTGGAGAGCAGTTGCCAGTAGAAAATAATCTTGCTATTTACACATCAATTGAAAAGGTTAACTTAATAGCGGTTCCAAAGACGACATCAAACACAGTGACAATGACACACTATCTTGATGGTGCTAGTTCTGGGACGGATTATTCACTTAGCATAGCCGATTCAACACATAGTTATTCTAACACAATGAAGGATATATATTCTAACCCAGCGGTGTTTCATGGGTTTAAATTAGTACACAGTTCATCTGTAGAGACAAAAGGATTTGAACCTTTATATATGACTGTAACTTACCAAAAGGTGCGAGAGCATACACGATAGGAGGAAATTATGGCTGACACATCGAACATATTCATGAATAGGAGGAATCCAAGCTGGCTTAATCAATATTATGCTACCTCTGGTAAAGTGCCATCAGCTGGCGCTATACAAGAAATGGTTGCTGGCGAACTTGATGCAGCCGCACAAAATCGTTATCGTAGCAAGTACCTCTCGTTACATGAACAGAATCTTACTTACCTGAATAAAATGAGAAAGAACCAGGAGAGAACTGCAAGGGCAGGTGCTATTGGAGATATCTTCAATGCAGGAACAGGCGCGCTTACGGCCTATACTGCACTAAAGGGAAGAAAGACTGACGACACAGATGACACTAGTTTTATTGATAGAATATTTAGTAGCAGGAAACAACCAACATCTGGAACAAGAATGGATGATTATGAGAACTACCTAACTGGCAACGGTCAAAACTATAGTGACTATAATCTAAGAAACTTTGATACTGAGGAGTTTTCTTCGCCGTATAATAGTGGTGCTACATTCGATATGCCTCAGGAGGCATTTTCGTTTGCTCCAAAATCTAAAAATATATTTGATGAAGAAAGCCCTGGTGGTGGTTACGATTTCTGGAGCGATATAATGAGTCTGCTTAGTTAATAGGAGAGAATAAATGGCTGGAACATACACACAACCAAGAAAAAATGTACAGGTGTCATCACCCGTTGACAGCGCAAACAAGATGTACACAGCTACATCTGGTAGGCGAATTGCTGACAGTGTTATAGAAGCTATTGTTTCTGGGCAGCAGCAATCAGCAATGAAGAATGCATACAGGGATAAGCTTCTTGAGCAACAACGTAAAGAAAATGAGATACGCCAACAAATGGCATCCACTCAACAGGGCGTGAATAAGACCCAGATGGGTTTAGCAGTGGCAAAGGACATAGTTAATGCTTTAGCAAAGGCCGGTGTTATAAAGTCTTCTATGGATAAAACAGAGACGCAAGAGGTTGTCCCAGCCGAAACAGTTACGCCTAAAGAAACACCAACACTAGGAATCCAACAAGAAACACCAAGCGCCGAAGTTACGGAAACTGATATTGGTGATAAAGCACCATCTGGTGGGGTAGAAATTGGTGGTACAGACACAACTAGTTCTGGCGGTGCAATGACAAATGAATCTGTGTCAGAAGCATCACAATTAGAAACAACACAAGATTTCATGGGTTCGATACAAAACATGGAAGAGGCCGAGACACTACTTGAGGCAACAATGGCTAGGGTAAAAGACCATCCTGAATCAAAGAATGCTTATAAAGCTTACAAAAGAGCAAGGGCTGAATATGAAAGACTTAATAAAGTAGTTGATGCTAAACAAAAAATGTTTGCCGAAGCTAACATTGGTCTTGGCAGAACACCTATGGCGTATGACCCTGTAGGAAATTTAGTTCCAGCGTTTACTATGGTTGATGCTAGCGGCAATACTGTTTACAATCCAAACTCCGGGGTATTTAATCAAATAAAATTAAGAACAGACCCAACACTTGCTAAAGAAGCTGGCATCGTTGAGCAGGGAAACAAAACAGCATTAAGCCAAGAACAGGGTGGAACATTTAATCCAGCTGGCACGGTTACTTCTGGAATAGGACTTGCTAGCGGCATTAGTGATATAGTAAATAGGGGGGCTAACTTACAGAATGTTTTAGGAACAGTTGGTTCTGGAATAGGATTAGCGCGACAGGGAGCTAGTCTTCTTGCTGAGTATGGTGGTGATATTGGTTCGCAAATAGGTGGTGTTGGTGGTGCGCTACAATCAGTTGGCAATGTAGTTGCTCCAGTCGGCAGCATTATCGGTGCTTTAGGTAGTGGGAACGTGGCAGATGGAGCACGTAGTCTTGCAAAAGGTGCATTACCATATGCTGGGAAAATTTTTAGTACAGTTGGAAGCACTATGAGTGGAACTGGTTTAGGAACTGCATTGGGCACAGCTGGAACAGCATTGTCTTCTGTGATAAGCGTAGCCGCTCCATATTACGCGCTAGCTAAAGCAGGTGGTATGGCAATAAATATGATTACAGCAAATAATCCAAAGCTAAGAGACACACCTCTTGGATTGCTTGGTGAGGGACTTAAAAATCCAATAACTGGGGTTGAACGCAGCATTGGTGCTAAATTAGCTGAGAAGGGAATTGGCGATAGACACACAAATAATACTGTTGCTGCATTATTTAATCCAGGTGGAATACTAGAAGAACTTGGGCTTGGCACATGGATTTGTACGGCTGTCAAAAAACACACCTACTTGACAAATGACGAGGAAGATGTTATAGCTAAACTCAGGGTCTACGCAAAAGAAAAACATAACAAATGGTTTAGGCTATATCTTGTGCATGGCATGAAACTGGTTAATGCTATTGCCAAACAGGAGAAAGACCTTAAAGAATTTTATACAAATATACGCGAGATACTTGTTAAACCCGTCACAGAGCTATTTGACAAAGATAACGAGGCAGCGTATCAATTATATCACAAAACAACAGAGCTCTTAAGAAGCAAGTATCTGCCTGAGCTTATAGTTGATGGAGGGGAATTATGTCCTTACAAGGCGTAGCAGCTGCTCTTAGGGGTGGCGTTAGTGGAGTAACGGAAGGTGTACAGGCGGCTGGGGCTATAGAAGATTTGTGGGCTAAACAGTCCGAGCGCAAGGAACAGGAAAGAAAGCGCAAGCTATTAGACCAGCCTATGGACTTAGCTAAAATACCAATCTTCCAGCATATACCTAAAGAACAACAGGGGTATTATCTTGGAGAACACCAGAAGCTTGGTGGCTCTAGGCGAGCCGCTTTAGAATTGTTTCAGCAAGTTGCTACTGACGAAAAGGGTATGGGGATTATTCTTAATGCTGGCACTAGTCTTAAAAAAGAAAAGATGGGCAAACTGATTGATGCATTTGGACAGGCAAAAGCAGCTAAAGATACTGCTAAAATGGCCGAACTAGAACCATTGATAAAAACTGGTATGCAGGATTTACAGACAGCTGAGATGAAGACTATGTTCTGGGGTATAGGTAACGCCGCTAAAAATCTTCCAGAAAAAGACCAGAAGATTATTGATGGATTTATGCAAGCTGGGCAATCGGATGCAGCAATTAAACATATCCAGAAATACCAAGACATTCAGGGCGACATACAAAAGTATGGAGCTTATTGGGGGAGAACTAGTGGCTTATTGCCACAGAATGTACAGCAAAATCTAAGAAAGGATGTTGGAATGATGTTCCGGCAATACCCTGCTTCCAGATTTGATAATGATGCTTATACTATGGATATGAATAGGTATAACAAACCACAGGATTTTTCTTACTATCTTCCCGCAGATGAACGGGAACAGTACGAACAAATTGTGGGATTAGCATCTACGCTACTTGCTAACAAAAAAGTGAGAACAAATCAAGAGGCTATATCGGCTGCTGTAAATATTATGCAAAGGCAGGCTCAAGGCGGACAACAACAGGGCGCACAGCAACAACCTGCTGGGCAGGCTATGCCTCCGCAAGTTCAGCCACAGGGCGGAGCAGTTCAGCCAGCACAGCAATCCATGTCTTCACGTAACAATACCATTACCGTGCAACAGGCATTACATATGAGAGATAAGTTAAGATATGGTGGCTCATTAAGACAACTGCCAGATGGTAGTCATGTCTATACATATACAGACCCAGACACAAAAAAAATAGTCAGGCTTAATGTTGTGAAAGAAGGCGAAGGAAATATTAAACAGCAACCAACGAGAAATCGAACTTACAACCCAGCTACTGGTAAATTAGAATAATGGATATTTTTGTAAAAGAATATGACGAGACTGTTTCGTTTCCCGATGACACACCACAGGAAGAGATAACTCGCGTTCTTCGGGAAAATTTCCCGTCCAAAACAGCTAAACCTGCAATGCAACAGGTTGAAAAGCCCAGCGCTGGGCTGGAGGAGGAATCATCACTTCTGCGTAGAGGCATTGCTGACCCACTTATAGGTTTAGCTAGTGGTGCGCTAGTTGGATTGCCAGAGACAGCCATAGGCTTACTTGACATTCCTACAAAAGGTGCTGCTGGAAAATTCATTGAAGAGAAATCTAAAGATGTTTTTGGTGGAACACTTGATGACTTAAGAGAATATGGGCAAAGCAAGTTGTCTCCAGAAACCAGAGAGGCAATGAAGAAAGTTTCTGAAGCCGAAGGTTTCTTTGGAACTTTAAAAACTTCGGTAGACAATCCCAGTTCTATTGTTCAGACAATAGCAGAATCGTTACCATCAATGTTTGGTGGAGCAAGAGTAGGGCGGTTAATAACCGGACTATTCCCCAAGCTTGTGAAAGCTGGGACTGCTGGCATATACGGCGGTGCTTTGGGTGAGGGTATAGTTACAACTGGACAAAATGTTGAGGAGATACGCAAACAAACAGAAGACGGATTATTAAACAGTAAGCAACTTGTATCAGGTATTTCAAGTGGTGTTATGACTGCCGCAATTAGTTTATTCGGCGGCAAACTTGCTAAACGATTAGGTATCTCTGATATAGATACTATATTCGCAGATGGTGTAAAACCAGATATAAAGAAGAACTTAATTAAAAAAGTTCTCTTGGGGGCATTTCAGGAAGGTGTTATTGAAGAACTTCCGCAATCAATGCAGGAAGTAGCGTGGCAAAATTATGCGTTAGGCAAACCTCTTGATGAAGGAGTTTTAGAAGCTGGCGCTATGGGCATGCTCGCTGGTATTGGTCAAAGTACAGGGGTACAGGCATATACAAGTCTCTTTAAATATAAAGATAACTCCAGCGACCCAGAACCTGTGAAGATGATTAAAAACGCTGCCTCTTTTGACTTAGAGCAACTCGCGGCATTGAATGATGATACTATAAACTCAATGTTAAGAATAGGCGAAGGATTCGAGAAACAGGGATATGCTGATAAAAACTTTGCGAATGCTATGGAAGTTCTTCGACAGGAACGTGCCGACAGAGACGTAAAGGTTGAAGAAGAAACTGAACTTGAAGCAGACGAAACTCCTGTAACGGCAGATTCTCTTTTCGGACAGCCTCTCGATTTACTTCAGACAGACCAAGCTATAGTGAAAGAACCTCGGCGCAGAGATGATACAATTGATTTGTTTGAAACGCCTAGTCAAGAAACTACAGCACAGGATACTGTTATAGATAGGCTTATTAAAAAAGGTTACACACAAGAAGAACTTCTTGAAATGCCCGTAGAAGATTTCAAAGAAATAGTACGTGCACACTTGCAGGCTGGCAACCAAATAAATGTTCATAATGAGGGAGCAACTGGTAATCCTTTAGCTAACCCGACATTGCCCGGACTCAAGGCAGATACACCAGAGGCACAGGTAGAATACAATAAAGATTATACGGAATGGGAATCTAAACAACCAAGAAGAGAACTCCCCACACAGGAAGCTGGTTCATTCGACCCAAATGCTGCCTTTAAAAAAGAGGCTGAGGATAATGGAGTAGTCTTCGTTGGGATGAATGAGATACGGCCTGGTTACAGCGTACCTACATTTCGCAATGATGCTACAAAATCATTCTTTTCTTTAACAAGGCCAAACCAAACAGTAAAGGATGCTAAGGCTGAACATGAGAAATCTTATGGTTTTACCACTGAAACACCTGACCCAAAGAAGTTGCGGGAAGACCATAAGCGTAGAGAAAAGCTTGCTGAGAAAGTAAAGAAAGATGTTCTTACTTTTGGTAAAGGCGCTACGTTCTTGAAGCGTGGTGCTGGTGGTGCGCTCATTAGAGCACAACGGCTTGCCAATAAATTCAGACAGGATAAAAAGTTAACGCTCAAGGGTGAGACTATAAACAACGCTGCCGACCTAGCTATCGCCGCACAAATATACAGAGATGAACGGGTAGAAACTTTCCGTGTTGTGTGGGTTAAGGATAACCAAGTTGCACACGAAGAGGGTTATTCCTCGCGCTTACCTAATGCAACCGGAATATCAAAAGATAATGATTTAGCCAAGTTTGCATCTTGGGTAAATAGTACAACCAGTAGACTTAGTGCAGATAAAGTATATATCATGCACAATCATCCTTCTGGTAACCCACGTCCTAGTGCCGAAGACAGAACGCTTACTGCAACACTTGGCTCTGGAAAAAACCCAAAGAGACTGGTTAGTAAATTTGCGGCACATGTTGTAATAAATGATAAGACCTACGCTGTAATAGACAGCAGGGGATTTTTTGCTGGGAAGGATTTGCCTTCCGCTGCTAAGCAACAAAACGGTGTAATTAATCCCACACTTGGTACAGTTGCACCTGGGGCAGAAACAGATTATATCGCTTTTTACGCCAAAGACTTGAAGGTTCAAAAGAACTATGTTACTACATTCTTTTGTTCTTCAGAGGGTGTTATTAATGCGATTATGGACTTGCCGTTAAACCTTGTCAAGTCAAATGAAATTCATAATTTTCTCAGAGGTCAGGCCAGAGAAAACGGCGGTGGAAGAATATTTATGTATGCTTACTCTGTCGATGCAATAGGCGCAGATACTATAAAGAATCTTGTAACAGAGGGAAGCATCGAGGACGTTTCTGTTGGTAGCGGACTGGCTACAACAAGTGCTAACAAGATGTTGTCTATCAATGATAATGAAGTAAATAAATTATTTGGAAAAGATATAGATGAGTATGGTGTTTTTAGAGTACGTGAAGCACCAGTCCCATTTGATGAAGCAATACCTGAAGAAGCTGAAGCTAAACGCAAGGCTTATGAAGATATCCAAAGAGCTATTGTAGAATTGCCAGAGTTGGTTGAGATGGTTGTTACGTTGACTGGTAAATTTCCAAAAATAAGAAAATTTCTTGGAAAGGCTCTTGGCAAATTTAGAGAAGGAAACGGAGCTATTGATTTACTTGCGGCACAGACACCAGAACAAATGGCTAAAACGCTCGCCCATGAAATTGGGCACATGGTTGATTGGCTTCCTGACAGCTATTTAAAACGTGGAAACATTCTTGCAAAGATTGCTGCTGTTCAAAAATACACTAAGAAACTTTTAGAAGAATATCCTGACTCTCCGAATAAAGTGCTCACTGAAGAAGACCGTGCGAGATTGCGGCAAGAAGCCACAAAGACCATGCGTAAGCAACATGGTAATATTGTTGAAGAAATAACAAGAGAAGTTCCTAAATATGCTGAGGCTGGGATTACTCCAGAAATGATTCTTGGCTTGTTGAGAGGAACAACAACTCAGCCAAAGATTGTTTTAGACTACCTTAAAACTCTAAATAGTTCACAGATGGTAGAGATTGCCAAACAAGCATTCAATGGGCTTGTCAATGAAAGAATAGCAAACCTACAGGAACGAACAGTTGTTGGCACAGAAACTGTGACAGAACAAACTGTTCGTCCTAATGAGGACATTAACAAGCTAATCAATGAACGGTATGCTGAGCTTATCAAAGAAGAAGTTGAGAAACGCAGACTCTTTGAAAAAGAAGTTATCATGGAAGAGCTTAAAGCGCTTACTCAAAAATGGAACCCAATTCCTGAAGATGCTACTGAAGGGTACAAGAAATACAGAAACTCACCTGCTGAGCTTTACGCTGATGCTATAAGTGTTTTGATGAATGACCCACAGATGTTTGCTACAGAAGCTCCTGTGTTTAATAAGGCATTCTTTAACTACATGGATAGAAGACCTTCTTTTAAGAAAGCCTTTGACAGCATACAAGAACGCTTGACAGATAGAGACCAAGTGCTTAAACACAGACTTGAGTTTATTGATGCAATGGCTAAGCACGGAGCAGAGAAACGAGCACAGGTTACTGAGGAAAAACGTAAGGCCGATGAGCTTTCTCCTAGTTTATTGTGGCATACAATACGCAAGGTGCTTGACACAAGTAATATTAAGTATATTGAAAAAGTAAATGAGTGGATACGTCAAGGAAAGTTCGTGGCTGACCACCAGCGCATAGACTATCTCATAGAACAATTACCATATGTTGATTCAAAGATAGCTGCCTATACAATTACTACGCAGAAGTTATTTGAGAAAGCCGAGAAAGATGGTATTACCTTACAAGACATGCATAGCTTCCTTACTCTTGAAAGAATTGCTTTCGATAAGGGCAGGGCTACAATAGCTAACCCTGGTGGTCTTTCAGTAGAACCAGCCAAAGAGTTGCTCGATTATATAAAGCGTCAGGCCATAGAACAACATGGCGAAAAAAGATATAATGACTTAGTAAAGTACGCAAATGAGTTTAGGGAACTATTCTATGAACATGTTACTAAACCATGCTTAGAGGCGAATTACTTGCCGCCAAAGCTTGCGACAGCGTTAGAAGAGAATAAACATTATGTCACGTTCTCTCATTTTAATATTGAACAGGAGTTTAATAAACAATTCTCTAATCAGTATGGTGCTAAGATATATCCTCAGTGGGGTGGTCTTGGAGAAGTTGACAATGTTGCTGTAGCTACTATGTTGAAGGGCGTATCTCTAATCAGGGCTGCCCATTATCACACAACAAAAATGGGTATAGTACAAACACTGTACGAAATTGGAAACGAGAAAGATATAATCAAAGCACCTAGGGGATTACGAGGAGTTGATTTTGCAAATCCTCCAGAGGGCTATGGGCTTATTGTTTTGTCCCCCAACGGAAAATTAGAAGGCTTTTATATTGACCAAGAGATGGCTGAGGTCTGGAATAGGCAACCAGAGAAAGCAACAGCATTATTCAGGGTAGCTATTGCTACCAAACATATTATTGCCAAACTATTTATTGAGTGGAATGTTGGTTGGACATTAGCTAACCCAATAAGAGACTTTCTTGGTACGTGGAAAAAAATGTCCGGCAGCACACAGCATATAGTTCAGGCATATGCTAATACTATGACTGATGCGTTTAGGGCTGGCTGGGGTAAAATGCCTGAAAGAGAGCTAAGGCTTCTTCGTGATGGAGTTATCCAAGCAGATAGATTTTGGAAAACTCATGGAAATGTATTTGGTTCTGAACAGCAGGTTATTGAAAGCATAGAAAAAGAACGTAAGATTTTCCATAATGAATACAGGAAATTCTGGCACAAATTTAAAGAGAAGGGCTACGATAAGTTTCTCTTACTTCCCCCACTACTTCGTGGAATAAGTAACCTTGGAAAAGCTGGTGAACGCTGGGGTAAATTTGCTGGCGATGAGGTTGTCCGTAGAAGAATAACAGCTGGTGCAAAAATTGGCAAGCTTGAACGCAAGCATTTAATAATCACACGCTCAGGAACTCCAAACGCACTTGCCTCTGGGTTAGCTACAAAGTGGCTTGAGGTGCTATTCCCGTTTCAAAGAATAGCTGTGCAGGATACTGTTTCTGGTATTGAATCAATAAGGGAAAAACCTGGGACATATTTCTTTAAAACATTTGTGTTTAATCTTTTCCCGAAAATAGTAGCTGCTGGATTTGTGTATGGCTGGTTTTATGCGCTACTCAAATCTATGGGTGTAGATGATGAAGGGCTTGAGGCTATTGATGATGCAGCCATCCACTATAAAAGAATGTCTACATATATGAAAAGAATGTATACAGTTCTTCCGCTTGGCGGGATAGAGATAGATGGACAAACTGTATTTTTAAAGATACCGCAAGATTACACGGGACAGTCTATCGGAGCTATATTTGATGCGCTGATGTCTGGACAAATGACTGGAGTTACTGGAACGCTTGGGGCAGTAGGAGGCTACCAACCCTATAATATGAACCCGTTTATTTCAACCTTCTTTGACTGGTGGAAATATTATCAAACTGGTGAAATACCAGTAAACTTTTATGGTTCTAAAATAATGTCCCCACAGGTAGCTGCCGCTGGCGGCACGGATGCCTTTAAAGCCCTGTCAAGAACCACATGGAATGATTTTTTTGGTGGCGGTTTCTACAAATTCCAGAGTGAAGGAGTTGAAAGAATAGAACCACAGATTAAGAAAGCGATGGGTTCTTTTCCTGGCAATGCTCTTGGAAGATTTGTTGGTGTCAGTGAATCTGGAATAGAAGAAGAGGCTCGATTAATTACAGAAAAGGTTAGAAAAGCTGATGCCAAGAGGATGGTTGGTATAAGACATGACGTGTTAGACAGAATAAATGCAGGTGATGTAACTGTTAATGAAAATGTACTTTTTGAATATTGGGATGAGGCTGTAAAAAAAGGTGTAATAGACCCAGTCAAGCAACCATTTAGGGAATTTCGCAAGACATACCTGAAAGTAAATGCGCGCAGAGAAGGTTCGTCATACTTAAGAGCCTTTGAAAATACACAGACCACAAACGAAAGGTCTGCTCTTTTGAGAGCTTGGGAGAAAAAATATCCAAGAAAGTTTGAGGGAATTCTTAAGGAATTGATTGATAATAATTTAATGACTAGGGATTCTTGGAGACAGTATTATATCGACAAAGAATCCGAGGAATAATAGAGGTTGACAGTATACACATATATGGTGTATGATACTGAAAATAGGAGCATAATATGAACGCTATTGGCATGGTACAGGTTAAATCGGCTGAAGAAGTCACAAGAGAAGAACTCGCAAGAAACGAGGAAAGAGACAGGACTGACAATGCTGTTGCCGATGTTATTACTTCGCTTGGGCAATACATAGACAGGAGATGGGCTGACGCTAAGAGAGTTAAGGAAAGTATCGAAACTGAAATGCTTGAATGTCTTAGGCAGTGTCGTGGTGAATATAGTCCCTCAAAGCTTGCTGAAATAAGACAAGTCGAGCAACCGGAAATCTGGATGAATATAACAGATACCAAGTGCCGCAATGCCGTTGCTTGGATAAAAGATATTCTCTTTCAGCCAACTGGCAGGATGTTTGGTATTGAGCCAACACCCGTGCCGGAATTGCCAGAAGAAATAGCGAGTAAGGTTGAGACTAGTGTTGTGCAGACATTTATTTCTGAGGCGGTTATGTATGCCCAGCAAACTGGACAAATGGTTAACCCTGAACAGCTAAGAGAAATGATGGTTCAGAAAGCTGATGAAATAAAAGACCATGTTAAAAAAGAAATTGTCCGTATATCGAAAAGACTCTCTGAAGATATAGAAGACCATATAGACGATGATTGGTTGCAGGGTGGATACTATGAGGCTATCAATGCACTTATAGATGATGTTGTGCGGCTTAAAGCTGGGGTGCTAAAGGGTGCAATATTCCGCAAGATTAAAGTGAAGCGTACTGTTGTCGGCGCTGATGGAAAACTCTCTAAACAAGTAGAGGAAAAGATTATTCCACAGTATGAACGGCGCTCTCCTTTTTGTATCTTTCCTTCTCCACGAAGTGTTGATGTAAATAGCGGCGACTTGTTTGATGTAATTAAATTAAGACCAAAAGATTTATATGACCTTATTGGCGTTAGCGGATATAAAGAAAAAGAATTGCGTGATGTGCTAAGAGAAGCACAGACTGGTGGAATAAATAATAAATGGCTTGGACTTTCACAGACAGCCCTTGAAGCTATTGGTGAAGATAATCCACAAACTTCTTCTGGACAATATCCAGAGGAAAATATTTATGCACTAGAATTCTGGGGAGAAATACCTGGCAATCTTTTAAAAGAATGGGGATTGGAAAACGTAACAGATGAAGAGGCAGACTATAGTTGCTGTGTATGGAAAATTGGAACCCATATAATAAAGGCAATGTTAAACTACGACCCTCTTGGAGAGAAACCGTTTTTTAAAACTTCCTTCCAGAATGTAAATGATTCTTTCTGGGGCGGCAGTGTGCCAGAGCTTATAGCAGATTGTCAACAAGTATGTAATGCCTGTGCAAGAAGTATCTTGTCTAATGTTGCCATTGGAGCATTACCACAAATAGGTTTGAACGTAGACAGATTAGAACCTGGCGCAAGTAGAAAAATCTGGCCTGCAAAAGTATGGCCTATGACCAGTGAAGAAATGGCTAGCGGTGAGAAACCAATAGAATTTTGGCAGCCAGTAATGGTTACAGAAAAGCTTGCTAATATGTATGCAATGTTTTCTAAGATAGCTGATGAACACTCAGGTGTTCCTGCATACGCACACGGCGACTCGCAAGTAGGGGGAGCTGGTAATACCGCGTCCGGGCTTAACATGTTGATTACACAGGCTGCTCGTGGCATCAAGGCTGTTATCAGAAATATTGACAATGATATTATTATTCCTTCGGCTAGGTCACATTACGATTATCTTATAGATAACTCTGATGTGTTTGGACTTGTTGGAGATTACAATATTATTGCGAAGGGAACTTCTGCGTTGATAGCTCAGGAACAGCAGGCTACACGCAAGATTGAATTTCTTGGACAGACCGCTAATCCGGTTGATATACAAATTATCGGTGCGGAAAACAGAAAGAAAATGTTGTTTGATGTTGCTAAGTCACTCGGCATTGAAATAGACGAGACAGATATACAACCACAACAGCAACCACAAATGCAAGGTTCAGCTCCACCACCTAACCCTCAAGCATTAGACGCTGCTGGAAATCCAGCTCAGGGTGTAGATACTAGGCAGTTTAATCCAGAGGCTCGTGCGGCTGGTGGCGAAGTAAGGGCTGGCAAGCCATACAAGGTTGGTGAACTTGGAGAGGAATTGTTTGTTCCGGGGAAGGATGGTTTTATAGTGCCTAATAGTCAGCTCAATCCTAATTCGTTCTTACCTATGGTACAACAGATTAATCCAGATATGCTTCCGCTTACACTGAGAGGTGCTGTATCCGGTGCTATGATGGCTGAAAATAAAACACCGATAAACACAGATGATTTACACGAACCTGGTACTGGATATGTTAAACAAGCAGAAGATATTGTACGAGAACGCAAGAAGATGTATGACGATATTGAAAAAATGCTAGATGAAGGTGCGCCTAAAAAACAAAAAGAACCAAAGAAGGATAAGTCATGATACAACCAACAGAAAATATAGTAAGGGCTATAACAAATCTCAACGGCAATCCATCATGGGAAACTATTATAGAATGGCTGAAAGATTCGTTTGATGCACAAAACAAAAAGAACAATTGGTTAACTGGGGAAGATGTCTTTCGTGGGCAAGGCAGGGGGCTCGAACTTGAGGCTATCTTAAAATACGTAACAAATGCATATGAATATGCAGAGAATTTCAAAAAAAATAAGGCGGTGTAAAGATGGAAAATATTACTTTGTTAAATAGCGTAACGGAACTATTGCAGTATTTTACTGGGACTGTTACAACCACAACGGCAACGAAAACGTACGCTTGCGCTGGAATAGGTGCTGGTCTTTCGGTCGGAGACGTGATATTAGTAGCTGGCTTCGATAATACAGATTCAAACGGGGAAAAGACTGTAGCTACAATAGCCGTTGGGAATGGCTCTATAACGGTCGAGGAAGCCATAGGAACAGGGGAAACTGATAAAGCAGGCGTTACCCTTAGGCAAATTTATTACACTGGCTGGCAGCCAGCCTATTTCTACATACAAATTGTTGGGACTGGCTACTGTGTTGGAGCTGATGTAACTGTAACCCAGCAATTTAGTTACGATATGGTGACAACTGACTTCTCGGCTGCTGCCCAAACACTTACTGCTGGTACCGGTGCAACACTAACTGCTGTTGATATCCCTAATTTATATTGGAGAAGCAGGATAGCCCTGACGGGTACGGCTGATTTAACTACCCTTCGTGTATACTTATTTGGATTGAATCCATAAGGATTGCAGGAGCATAGCAACATGCTCAATATAAAAACTAATATGTGTAGGGTTGGTTGCCCCGTTGGTTTGCCAATATGTAATTAAACAAAAGAGCTGGAGTATAAAAGCTCTGGCTTTTCTATGAAAGATTCTATATGAAAAAGTTTTATGATATACACATGCATGCGTTCAACCTGAGCCATCCTAACCTGCTGGCGTTTGTTGCTCGCATGAATATTAAGTTACTGTTAATGACTACACCTATCACGGCTCCACTTATGAAATTAATAGGCAAGGACAAAACTATTGTAAACATTCTCACCATGATGGAGAATAACATTGGTGATTACTTCCTTGTCCTTGAATACTATTTGAGACGCTCAGCCTACGTGCAGGGCAACATTCTAAGCCTAGGTGACGGAACACAGTATCAGAAGATTGTTCTTACTCCGCTTGTTATGGACTTTGGCTATAAGAACATTATGTCTAACAGCTTTTACCAATTGCCAGCACAAAAACCCATTATTGAACAGATTGATGATTTGGTTGATGGCGTTAATAAATATATAAGTAATGACTTTGATGCTTTAATAAGCCCTGAAAAAACTGCCGGTTGCATATACTCATTGGCGACAAAAGAATCGAAGTTGTTTGAGATATATCCATTCCTAGGAATCAATACCGTAAACTATAAGCTAGATAAGGTTGAAGAAATTTTATCTATGTTTTTTTCTACTTACACGAAAGACCCATATAGGTTATATAATGAAATGGGTTCCTATAATTGCTTTGCTGGAATTAAACTTTATCCGCCTTTAGGGTTTGACCCGATGCCTAGTGATTCTAAGGAACGTGAGAAGGTAGATATGCTTTATAGTTTCTGTTGTGCGCACGACATACCCATTACAGCACATTGTTCTGATGGTGGATTTGTTGTTACCGACAAAGCTGCTGAGTACACCAGCCCAGACAAGTGGGAGGCAGTATTAAAGCAGTATCCTAAATTAAAACTTAATCTTGCACACACGGGGAAACAGTCTAAGAAGAAAGCGTTCTTTTTCTCTAAAGATGAATGGCACAAAAAAGTATTGAAACTTATAGCTGATTATGAAAACGTATATATGGATATATCATGCATGGCGTTTGATAATTCATTCTATAAAGATTTAATGGCAGAGGTGCATAGTCAATATAACGCCAAACATCTTATAAATAGAATACTTTTCGGCTCAGACTTTATGGTAAATTTGCTATGGTGTGAGTCCTATAATTCTTATATTGAATCTTTCTGCAAAACAGAACACTTGACAAATTCAGAAAAGGATTGCCTTTGTTCCGCGAATCCAGAGAAGTTTTTATTCGGATGAAAAAGGGCTGGGCTAAATACCCAGCCAACTTTTTTCAAACCAACGTAGATATATAACATGCCAGTGATTCCTCAGCGTCCTTAATTTCTTTTTCGGAAACATGTCGCCTATCCGCTAACTCTCTCATTCCAGCAATGGGGATGTGGCTAAGTTCATGTCTTATAATCCACCAAAGCTTTCCACTTGCCCACCTATCTAGTATCTCTTTCCCAAGATAAACAGTAAAAAAGTTATATGGGTATTCACATACAATCGTAGCTGGCCCTTCTTGTTCCTCAGATGTTTCTATTTCATATTCGTATGACAAGAGTTTCAACTTTTCAAGATAGGCCTGAACAAGACTGTCTATCTCGATAGCGCAATCTGTTGGCAACCACTCAGCTAATTTCTGCATATTATTCTCCATATTGTAACAAAAACTCTGGGTTAATTATTTTTATAGATATACTTTGGTCTTCATTCCTGATAACAATACCTTCTCTTGGGACATCTGGGCATACATATGAATTGCATATAGCCTCATTCACCGTGTTGTGTATGGTATCTTTGAGAATAAATTTATGATTTACCACAGGAACAGTATCCATATTTAATCTGTTCGCCGTTAATCGTGGGCACAATCGGAAATTTCCATACTTTATATTAAGTGCGTTAAAGATAAAAAACCTATGCCCAGAAAGCTTATACTTATTTCCCTGCACTCCTTCCCCAATTATTTCGCCCTGTATTGCTATTTCTATACCATAGTCTTTGTAAAACTTAATCAACTTATTTTTAATATCGTATTCGTTTGCGACTTTCCAATAGTGGTTATTTGTTTCTCTTCTCAGATATATGTTTCTGCTGCACACTCCAAAAATAAACGGTTTCCAAAACTGCCACTTCTTGGAATTTTTTAAAAGAAAATAAGTTGCTGAACATCCATCAAGCTTTTCTGTAGCTACAAATAATGTATCTTTATGTTCCTCGCAAATGTCTGGGAATAGTTGTATGCGCGGTTCATCTGTTTTTAGAAGAAACGATGGGAATTGTCCGTTTATTCTTGGTGTCATAAACAAAACCCTATACCAAGCATACTTGACAAAAAACTTTTCTAACTTACCAGCTTGTCGTTGAAACATTTTAAATTCTATCGCAGCTTGTGGGTCATGCTTTCTTATGCCAAGCACTTTTGTTACATCGTCACCAACTCTATATCTTCCACTTGGAAGTATAGATAACGGAAACGCAATTCCTTGACTTACCTGTTTCTTTAATTTTATTGTTTTAACCTTATATTTCCGTACTCGCATAAATTCAAAATTAGAATTGTCTGCTGGTAGAATAGAATCTATTTCTACATAAACGCACATATCGCCAACACTAAACTCACCCTTTCGTACAACAACTTCCCAGCCAAGTATAGTAGCTTTTTCAATCTTGTCCGCATCTGGAATGGGGTCAATCTTTAATATTTTTTGGATTGTTGCTAGCTCTCTTTGCATAGTATTTATTCCTTTCTATATAAACCACACTTCCATGTTTAACTCACTACAGAATTGAATTACCTTTCTTTTTAACTGCCCCTTGCTTGTGTGGTTTGTTGTAGTAATGAAATTGCAAGGCTCATCAATTAAATCATGAACAAAATATATAACCGCATAAAACTTAGGTGTAATTTCTTTAATTCTTACTAGTGCTCTCATAGCTCATCCTTGTTCATCTTAATCAAACCTTCGTTGTCTTCTTTTTCCGCCATAATTAATTTTATTTGTTCAAATGATACTGGGTAAAAATTATTACAGTCAACCCCGACATCATACTGTTTGCCAATAGGCTTCAGTTTGCCATGAGAGTGACCATATAGTTGCCATGAATTCCAGTGAGACTTTCCCCATATTCTCATTGCATAATGGCATACAACTACATGTTGTCCCTCAATGGTCTTTTCCCATATTTCATGGCAGCCACCCTTCATCCAGTTGTCGTGAGACCCTTTCAGATAAATGTGATTGCCGACAAGAGATTTCTGCAAACTTCTAATAAGCTCGGCGCTGCCCTTCCAGCAGAAGTCTCCGGCATGAATAACGAAATCATTAGGTGACACAACCTCGTTGTTCCTCTTTACTAATTCGCAGTTCATTTCAGTAAGTGTGCTGAAAGGTCGCTGCATGAAGTGCATCACGTTCTGATGATTGTAATTAACTAATGTTCGTCAGCAGTGAAAAAGTATCTACTGCTGACGAACGCCTTATCCCTTTCCATATTTTTCCCCTTTGGCATATCATTCCTATTAGGGCAAGGACTACTCCACATCATATCAACCACAATACATAGCGTTTCACCCCTGCCCTATACTCATTTAATTATGTGTACACTTTGTCTTATCAAACAGCAATGTTTAGTTGCACTAGCTCCCTCAATAAACCTTGCACAGTTTTTCATGGCTGGATTTACTACAAGTTCTCGTTTATCATCCCCGCCAGAAACGCATCCGCAGACTCGTTCCCCACTGCACACAATTCTTTCTCGCATTTCTTATTCCTTTCTAAAGTTATCTTAACTACCGGTAAAGAACAATATGGATTCAGGCGGCAACACAAATCAACAGCCTGTTCAACAGTAGTGCCAAGACTCAATGCCGCCATAGCTATGTCACCACCAGCTCCCATAGCAAGGAATTCCGCCACTTCTGTGACTGAACCATACTCTATGTAAAAAACCTTGCTACCAGTACCTATGATATAAGCAGCAAACACATCATCTGCTAATGGTGTTTTGTTTGCCTCTTGCCATTTGTAGAAATCAAATACCCATTTGTACATCATGTCTATTTCTGGGTCAACTGGTAGAGTTTGTATAAACTCAGCGTATACTTGTATTTGTTTCACCCAGCCCATATCACCAACACCACACACAACGCCATTGTTTATTTTCTTTATCTTTAAAAACAAACATGGAATAACAATATTTCCCCTTGTTGCTTGTGAGTCGGCAGCGAAGCAAATCTCTGTATCTGTAATCTTAACAGCAACAACACTCATGTTCAACCTCCTGACCATTGTATTCTATCTTACATTCAATCTTGTTTTTCCCAGACAGGTCTCTGTAAATTTCAACAACATACCAGTTTTTCGCATCGTGCCTATAAACCCACACATCATCTATTTTTTGATAAAATACATATCTGTTTTTGAATCGGCTTCGTGTCATCTACACCTCAACAAAAGCATCATACACATGCTCAAGAGGATAAAGATATTTGTCAACTTCAACGTGTTCTTTACTAACCTTCAACACAAGTCCACCGATAGAGGGCTGGGTCTGTGTATATCTGGAACCATCTTTTATTGGATGCCAGAACTTCCAACACGGAGCCATGACGTTTATTCTTGTCTGCGTGTCAACCCTAAAGTATTGGTGGTGATGTCCGTACAGCATGATATCTGGGTCAAACTTAACCTTACTTTTAATTGCACTCATGTATAAACTATTTCTGTCAAGTGTCATTGTTTTATACAGGGCTGCATCACCAGACTTATGTGTACAGTGAATACTTCTTCCGGTATCACCAACGCGCCAGTTTCCAACAACGCCCATGTATGTGCCGCCGAACTTATCGCCTACTGTCTTCCCTACCTGCGTGTCTTGTGAGCCGTGATAGCGTGACCCCTCGACACATAGGTATTTTTTACCAGGTATCTTCGGTGCTAACAAAGCAACAAAAGCTTTAATCTGTTCCTCTAATGAGGTAATCATTATATTGCTGCCGTGTTCTTTCCTGTTGTATCCTTCAATTGATTCTTCAAGGTTAAGAATATATTCTGAATCTTTAACATCCTGTTGTGAGAAGAAATCATCCCAGTATTGGAGTAGCACTTTCTGCGGTGCATTGGCGCGTATCTCAACATTCTGGTCTGTCACGTGTTTGCTAGGCCAAATTGCAGCCGGATGTCCTACGTGTATATCTGATATTACTGTTATTAAAGACATGTTTCGGTAAACTCCTCTTTCATTATTTGTTTAAATGCTTCGTAGTCTATCTTGGGCTTTGGTTTGTTCAACTCTAATCCAAGTCGTCTAGTTTTTTTGTCTATCGCATTTTCTGATTTATTCACAAGTACCAAGCTAATTTCCTTTGTTGTCTTTCCGGCCTTGACCATTCTTTCCAATGCTCTTTCTTCGTCTACCAACCACAACATTTTTACATCCCTTCTCGTCATTATCTATCTGTATCATAGAAGCATAGTGACGTATTTTATCGCAATCTTCGCGTTTGTAACCACGTGTTAACTGTCTAAACCCATACTTCATTACATTACACAAGGCAAACACTGAAAGCGCAGACAGTAACGGATGAGGTGTTATCGCTTTATATAAATCAATTGGCTCCACCTTTCCGGTCTTGTAGTGAGTGCTGCCACCCTGCTTTAGTTCTTCCCACTTTAAACTCATAATCCTCCTTTAAGCGTAATCTTCGCATCCGTTAAGTATAATCTTGTTCCCTCGTTTATATGTAAACATTACCCCATTCTTTGTTGATATGACAGTACCGTGCCTTAAGTTATAATTTTGTGCCATAACCTTGAAACATGCTGTTTCTTTATCAGAGGGTATCGCCGCGTCATGATTTGGAAAATTTAAATTGACCGCAGCCAATAAGGTTATGCCGATAAGAAAAAATATTATATTAACACAGACTCCAATAAAGAATGAGGCAATGTGGTTTTTAATAGATTGCTTCCTGTCCAAGCCAGTCCGAGAAGCGACCTTGAATGTTTCTTTTACAGTTAGGGTGTGCTGTGTGCGAACCACCCTTCGCTGTAAAGTGCGGCTTTCCGCAAAACGGACACTTTGCATTAGCTCTCTTCTTGTTGGCTTCATGATATTTCTTGTCTCTACATTTACCTGCATGTCGGACACATTCTCCTTTATGGTATTTCTGGTTTGGACTTGTGGTATTAAACCACTTCTGGCAAACCTTGCACTTTCGCCTGTAGGTTTTCTTTAGCAATCTTATTTTTGGCAATTCTCAATCGTTCCTTTCCAGCATTAGTTAGTTTCCTTGCCCTTCTTGGATATAAGTCTGCGGTGCTGACCAGTATACATTGCTTTATATACAAGCGGTCTTTTAGTTCTTCCAAGGACACATCCACCGTGATATACGCGGACACTTTTAAAAGCTCAAAGTTGGCAGCACCAAGGCGAGCTATCAACCTGTCTCTCAGTTCTTCTGTTTCACCAGCCCCGTGAACGCGTAGCATATGGCAAGCATAACATAGCGTACAGTGGTTGTCTGGATGAGACCTAACGTTACCATGACTCTTTTTAGAAAAGAAATGGTGATTCTGTGAAGCTGTTTTACCACACATCATGCACTTAAAATCACTGCATAGAAGAGCTATATCAGACTCATAGTGGTCAATCTTTTCTAACAGTTTGCCCCTGTCAGTTTTGCCAATCCGCCCCTTCTTCTTGGTCTTTTCTTTTTTAACTGGCTTAAGTACTGGTCTTATCATTTATACCCTATCCTTTGCTTGCTGAGTCTTGTATCGCCATTACAAGAGCATCGTCAATGAAACAACCTTCTTTGAAATCAACACCAATTCTATGGTTGTCGTAATTTTTTACAAGATATTTCCACACATCAACAGCGCTTTTAAATTTCCTAAGAATTAATTTCCGCTGAAACCACTTACGCTCTGCCACAAGATAACGCTCTCCCCTTTTTTCTACTATAAATCTTTTCATAACTACTCCTTTTTTAAATATGCTTGTGTTACTGGATATCCAGGCACCTTAAAACAAGCTGCCACTTTATCACTGGCCTCTATTGCTGCCAAGGCAAGTGCTCCTACTTTAACCATGTTGCGTCTAAAGTTTTCCTTGTCTTCAAAATTCTTTGACATATCTGTTGCTCTACCAGCATAACCTGTTATGTAGGCTACCCAATCATTGGCTGTATTGAGGGTATCAAACTCTTCTGTATCGCCGCCAATTCTAAGTTCTATCTGACGTTCCCGTTCTTTAATTATTTCTTTTATAACATCTTCTCTCATTTATTCTCAACCCTCCTTAAAGAATTTTCCACACTGTTTACATTTATTCCACATTTCTATATCACCGTCATGCTCGCACACATCCTGTGCTACCTTGCCTCTAAGCTCAGCTACAGTACACTCAAGGGCACGTGACGGTAAGTCTTTTGCTGCGTGGATAAGCTCTAGTTGTTCTTCTTCTGGAAGGCGTGGAATCTGCGGAGCTATCAGGGCAAGCTTTGTGAAATCAATCTGTAGAATAATCTCACTATGCTTTGCCAATAGTTCAGAAAACGCTTTCCAGATAGCCATCATGCGCTGAACCTGTGTTCTTTTTAAACCAAGCTCATTGTCTACCCAGTGGTAAAAATTTAAAGCACCACTTCCATCATGCTTCCAATCCTTTCCCCTATCTGCATCACACAATAACTTACCAACAATCAAATAATGCTCAGTTGTTTTTACATTGTTATATAAGATGGCTAGCTTTCTGTCATGATATGACGGAGCCCATCTTAATGTTTCTCTAAGTGTCGCTGGTAGCGGCATTCTTTTTTCCTTTCACTTTCGGGTGTTTTATAATTTTATCCCACTTAATTTTGCCATGTCCCTCTCTATACTTGTTTGTTGCTGGCTTTGTTTTTATCTTTGGTATATCATGCATTGGTGCTAGTCCTTTCAAACAATCTGTCGCGTGTTAAAAAACTATCTCTGATTTTAAACATGCCGCTGTCAAGTTCTTTTCTTTCCTTAGCAGATAGGTTTCTATATAAAGCATAAAACACAATATTTCTTTTTTTATACTTTTTGTATACCTCTCTAACTGAGGTTTCGTAGCCCTTGTTTTCAAGAAAGATTTCCCATTCTCTAAGGGCGAACCTGTTCTCAAGAAACTTTGTTACCTGTATAGGGAATACTGTTGCCATTATCTTTCCTTTCTAAAACGTGACCAGACTTTTTTTGACTTCTTTTATTTTTGTGTTGCTGTCTAAGGCCGCTGTCACGAGTGTATCATATTCATCTGTGTTAACTTCTAAACCAAGTGCTTTACCTAAATATCTTATTGAATTTACTAGTGCACCGTCCATCGTGTATGCCTCAACTGTAAAATTGTAGTTACTATCATTAAAAATTATGTCAGTTTCGTATGTTTTTTTAATTCTTTCTATTTTCCTAGCCGACATAATCCCTCTCTTTCTGCTTCCGCAATCTCTCTATGTGCATGCCAGGTGTAGTATAAAGTTTTGTGTTTGTATCAAATGATAATAACACCCTGCCCTCTATACCAAACTCCCTATTCTTTTTAATATATAGATACGCGTCTGCTGCCTGACTGAATTTTTTAGCTGATTTATCCTTAGCTTCTTCGTCTATCCTGTATATAATTATTACATTATGTGCCAAGTCTGTTATGTGGGAGCTTCCCTTAACATCTACCTTGCCAGGCTCGTCTCTGTCTGTTGCTGTTTTTCGTGGGTGAGCAACGAGATGAACGTGTGCATCAAACACTTTCACAAAGTCAGTTAGTCTTGAAACAAATCGTTGCTGTTCATTATACTCATCAGCAAGGTTTAACTTTACTTTCATCAGGCTGTCTATGATGAAATGTTTGACACCATATCTTCTTGCCGCATACTCAAAATCGGCTAACAGTTTATCAACTTCTATTGTTGAGGTGATATCCAGTATATATACTTTCTCATCCATCCAGTCAAGTGCGCTCTCAATGTCTTCTTGTCTTGGTTCTGGACACTCAAGGTATTGAACTACTGCCCATCTTAAATATCTATCTGGCGACATTTCACCTGAGTATATACATATCTTTTCACCACGTTCTGCTAAGTCTATAAAAATTTGATTAAGAATTGTGGATTTCCCGGCTCCATTCCTACCACTCCAAATAGTTACCTCTCCACCACGCCATCCCTTTAGTTTATCTGTTAACTCAGGCCAGATTGTCGGAACACCAAAAAGACTTGACCCCATTTCAAACAAATATTTCACCCTGTCTACAAAGGTCTTTGGTGATACCACAGTTTCCGGTGTTAGCTCTTTTGCGTTTATAAGACATTTGATAATTTCATCTGTTGATACCTTTTTTAAGAGACATTCATTAACGTCTTTGTATGGCAGTTCAACAATGCTGCACCGCCACAACCCAAGTCTACTGGCAAGAGCCATAGCCCCTCTGTGCCCAGCATCGTCCATATCAAAACAGATGACAATTCTTTTAAAAGTTTCGAGGTAATCCCACTCATTATCAACCCAGTTCAGCCCAGTACAACCACTTGGAACAGATGTTGCCTCAACGCCATACTCATGAAGTGCATAAGTATCCATTTCTCCTTCCGTGAGAATTAGGGTATTTGACGCTATATTATCCCTGTTAAACAAGACAGCCTCTGCATCTTTTTCTTGCCGCATATCTTTTTTGTTGGTTATATTTCTGTACTTCTTGTTTACTATCACGCCATTTTTAAAGTATGGGAAAATCACTGTGTCTTTTTCAGCACCAGTTCTAAAGTGTTTAATTGTTTCATCTGAAAAACCACGTCCCTTCAGATAATTATAAACACCAACCAAATCATCAGGCATCTGTGGAATATCTTGGCTTGGAACCGTATATTCTTTTTTCTTTTTGCCAACAAAAGAACCTGAGTTACTTATTTTTTGTGGCGTGTCGTTGAGTTTTTTCTGTAGGTCATAGAAATTGCCGGACAGTCCACATTTATTTTTGTGGAAGCATTGCCACAACCCAGACACTAGGCTGATTGCAAACTTATGTTCTGTATCTTCACAGAATGGGCAATTAAATATTGCCTGCTCTCCAGCCCTTCTGAATTCAAATCCTTTTTTCTTTAAGTATTCCTGTATTGTCATTATGATACTTCCCTATCTATCTCTATATTAGATATAGCGCTTGTTGAAACAATAGTATTCTCGTCTAGTTGCACAAAAAACGGAACATCCTTCTTAGGGAGCCGGAGCATCAGCAGTATTGTTCTGTAGGTTTCCTGTGGGATGTCATATCTTGCCCCGTTTCTAAGTATTACCGTATACCATTTACTCATAAGCTATGCCCCTTTTTAACCTGTCTAATTTTGATTTAGTCAAAATCTCTTCACAGCTATTGTTTTTATCATTCTTTTCATTCTTATCATTCTTGTTTGTGCTCGCTGGCTGCTCGCTGGCTGCTCGCTGGCTGCTCGCTGGCTGCTCATTTGCTTGGTAGGCCGCCCAATTAGTTACCGAAATCATTCGGAATTTCGTGTTTGCCCGTTGCTCAATTTGTGCTTCGCTTTCGAAATATTTTAGCGCACGTTCAATAAAGTTCCGATTTAGCTTGGTTCGCTTAACTAATTCTTTTCTACCAGTTATGAATGAACCAACTGGAATTATTACCCTTTTGTTATTGAAAATAATAGATGTCTCTTTGTGATTTGCCATTAATAGAAGTGTCACCCATAACAATAAATATTTTGGTTCAGACATAATGGGATTGTTGAAAAGTTTTCTATGTAATTTTATATAACCTTGGTGCATAAGTTCTCCGCATTGTAACACGCCATATATTAATTAGCCCAGCGCTGGGCTTTTTTGTGTATAAAACGGACACCACTTATTAACCGAGCAATATTGTTCACATTTTATACTTGCGCCCTGTCTTGTTTCAATCTCGTGTCCCTTGGATTCTATTAACCCCATTGCTTCTATTTGTGTACTGCATTTTAACCCTAATTTGTGTATAGAATAGTCTAATATGTCCTCAATTGAGCCCATTACCCTTATTGCTTTTTTAACATCTTTCTTTTTTAAAGCATATGTGGTTGGGCGTTCCCATCTTTCCTCTGGCGAACACATGTCAATCATTTCTGGTTTGTCTATATAATTCTCAGCTATAAGATGAAGAGCCACTCTCGTATCCACATAATCATTTAGAACATCATCCGTCCACATTGGAATTTTAACTTCCTGAAATGGAATATCAGGATAATCATGGTCATAAGATTTACTTAAAACCCAGTCACGAAGAATGGCATATACAAAAAGTTCTTTTATATCAAGCTTCCCCTCGCTTCCCTTCGACATAACATATCGTGTAACATTAAGTTGTTTTTCCCATGAGTCCTTTGTGCCAAGGAGAAATGAATAAACGCTAGTAACTTTCCAGTCCGTTAATTGCTTCATCACCTCATCGTAGTAATCGCCACGAGTTACAAGCGTTGCCCCGCTTGGATGAACATAACTCATCTTCACCTCAGCAGTTCCAGCAGTTCCGGCTTTCTCAACAACAGTGTGAATAGACTTGCCAAGTAACGCCCATAAATTTTCTGAGGCATCTTCCTCAATTTCATGAGCGTGTTTCATCTGTAACACCCTGACAAGTGGTGAGTCTATCAGGTGTGTTACAGAAATTCTTTTTGGCACAGGAGTATATCGCTGGACAGATAGTGCATTAAATAATGGCTTTGGTAAATTGTATTTATTGGTTACCATGAAAACGGCCCCTCGTCATTTTGCTCTACATCACTATACTCACGGCTTTTTTCTATCATTGTCTTAATCCACTCAGGCGCTGCTTCTGGAATAGAATCATTATCTTTTATAGAAAAGCTCTGTATTTTATTCTCAGGTTCGACAGGAGTCATACCTTTATGTAAAGGTAAGATAGCTGTAATTGTATTATACTTCTTGTCGGTTCCTGTAATCATAACTTGAAGTAAACAATTAACACCAACGATACTTGATACATCAAAGCCAACAAGTTCTTGTTCACTAAAAGCCCTGCCTCGCCATGTCTCCAGGTCTTTCTTGAGATTTGATTTATCGTTTAAAGACACAGTATATTTTTTAGAAAGAGTATAGGGATAATCTTTTTTCACACCCTCGCGCTCAATTACTATTCTCTTCTCTGGAATCTCCCACAGAATGATACACTTGTGTACATACTTTGCATACTTTTCATCATACTGATGTCCCACATCGTATAGTCCATAACACACAGCCTGCACTACGCCGTTTTCTAAAAGCTCCCTGGTTACCTTATTTCCACTTGCTACCAGTCCCATAATATTCTCCCTTTGCTTAAATTGTTAAAAGTCTCCCAGCTCATACGCGTCACATATACCAACGGGACTAACCTCGTCATGACTTAGACTACAGAGCAGTATACCATCTTCACCAATTCCATCATTGAACTCGCAATTATAACAGCAATCCAACTTCATCTGAACTTCATAGTTTCTTTCAAACAGTTCTACCATATCTGGCACTTTAAACACCACCCTTCGCATTAAATTAACTCTCGCATTTATCTGTTTTTCGTATTTATATAATAAGAATGGTTGGGGAAGCCGCTTTTATTAAGCTATACTGTCCACAGAAAGTGGCTTTCATGGGATTTTAACCCACATTTTCTTCCTTACCCATGCGTAATATATGCACGATTTTCGATTTGTCAAGGGCTTTTTAAAAATTTTTTTCGCTTTTCCTTACCCTTTTTCCAAAGTTCAACAACAGTCCAAATAATTGCTATCAGTGTCATCGAATAGATAAATGTCATCATGGCAATTTTCATAACTTACTCCTTGCTGTTTTGGTATTTCTCAATAGCTTGGCGCATATTATCTATGTGCGTTCTTTCATAAATTGCACCCTTTCCCTTAAATTATCACTAACCTAACGTAGCATTTTAATTAACTTTATTAGTTTGTTTTCCGTCATTTCGTAATTTGTTCTGGGGTACATATTCTGCTCCTTTCAAAAAAGATTAAAAATGTATAACAAGGGCAATCCAGCCGACCACTGCGCTCCGGCTGATTTTTTCGTTATATGATTAAATCACTATTTACTTCGTTGCCGAAAGCATCCCAACCCAAAAACCTTTCTCTTGCAAATAATTCAATTTTTTTTGCGTCTGGATAAAAATCTTCTATCATTTTCCGTGCAATATATGGTTTCCGGCTATGAATTGTTGCCGTTTCACGGAAAACCGTTGTATATTTTCCCCTTTGGGTTTCGGCCACATTTTGAAATGTGCCTTTGTATAGCCATAGTAAATATTCATGTGAAAATCGAATGGTAAAAGCTGGTGCGATTCCATTTTCTTTATCCCAAATAAACCGGGCGTGGAGCCTATAATCGCGGAAAAGAAATTCCGCTTCGTGTAAATATTTATCTATCGTCCATAAAAACAAATTATGGTTTTCTTTTGCGGGAACTTTCAGAATTATTTTTCTTATATCGTCTAAATCTAACACGGGGTAGTCTAATTTCCTACCCTGGTTAGGTCGGCATTTTCTAATCCCACCCTTTGTTTGTTTCCACGGTGGGTCGGCATAAATTATATTATATTTTTTCATTTGCCCGCTTATGCTCCAGTTGATTTCCGGTATTTGTGCTATAACTCACACCTGTTAAGAATATCCAGTATATCAGCGTTAATAAAACACAGCCTTTTTTTAAAAAGTCGAAGCGTGTGAGCCAACGGCACAATTTCTTCTTCTGTCTTTCCTGTGGTAGCACTTTTTTCGGCTGGCATGGGGTCTGGAACCTTTCTAAGAATGTGAGAAAATCGCGCGTTCAATCCAGTAATTCTCTCCTCCATGGAATTAATTACTTCGTCAATCTCTGTTATTTCCGCTTCTATTTGCGACATCGTCTTAGGTTCATCTTTCATTTTCTTCTCTCCTTTCAAAATTGTTAAATTTTATACACCAGCCAACTGCTCCGGCTAATTTTTTCGTTAGGCTATACTTAAATAGCCACTATCAATTTCTTCGTTGCCAGCAAATAACTCAATTCCGTCAGTACATGGGAAACAGTACGGGATAGATGGTATTGTGCCTGTAATCAAAAGACCGTCTTTACAGATTGATAGTTGTGCAGTTATTTTCCCAGTTGAATCGATAAAATTAATAGAAGGTGTACTCTGAGCATTGTTTAATATTATTTTCATTTTATTTCTCCTTTCAAAATTGTTAAATTTTTGTCCATCGTTCTTTCGCTCCCGGCTGAGTTCTGTATTATATGATTAAAGCCTTGTGGCATTTTGAACACACAGACTTATTTGTTTCAGCTATGCGGTCACAAAAATCACATAACTGTATATTATTATCACTTGCTCTTTTATACCTTCTAGCAGAAGAAAAAAGAGTTCGCGCAGTTATTTTGCCAACTGGATACGGTGTGCGTTCCCATAGAATAAAAGAGCAAAGTTCATCATTCGCATTTGGAATAGCTGCTTTAATTATATCATATATCATCATTTACTTAATTTCTCCACTTAACTTATCAATTCAACTAATTGCTGCGCTCCGGCTGATTTTTTCGTTTGACTTTAACTCCTTTCACGTTACAACCTGAAATACTTTTCCAACCTTCTTAGCGTAATAAAAGTATTTCTCCGGTGTGAATGCTCTCAAAGTCGTAAAAAGATTAAGGGCAGTTGTGTAGTCTTCGCGTTCTTTTAAAAATATCAACATCAAATATTTTCCATGCTTTGGAAGGTCACCAGTTCTGTTATCTGTATCATAAGCAAGAAACACTTTAGGTAATTCTTCAAGTCTTATTATTTCCACGTGCAAAAGCGTAGCTGTCTTAACTATGTCATTATGGCTATTTAAAAGCTTTTGGTATTTGCGCAAAACTTGTATTTTCGGCATAATCTCCTTTCAACCTGCTTGGCTTGTTTTGTGGTCTGTAACTGCAAACGTAATAATGCTTCAGGGACACGATTACTTTTTAATCTCGTTTTTCCGTCTCCTCATTTCAAGTGGAAATTTAACCACTGCATCAGAAAGAGCAAAAACAAGAGAATTGTTTCTTAGAGTTGCCACTTTGTCGGCGGGGCGTAAATCTTTAAATAGCTGCCAGCCTCTTTTTTCTGTCAGTATTTCTGTATCGTCGGAGAGCCTTATGCCGTCTGGCCAGAGAACCTGTTCGTGCGCCTTTCTCTCAATCTCCATAACACACGCGCTTGATTTGCCTGAATTAGGGATTTCAGGCTCTTTGGCTAACGCCTTTTCTGCTACTTCTGCGGCACACAATCTACATGCCCCCGCATCGGTTGACTTAGCACATCCTGGTATATTGCAATATTCTAGGTCTGCTATTTTTCTTAATGCGTTTTCTAACTTTTCTACATATTCGGAAAATGCTACTGTTGAATGGTTCATTTCTTCCTCTCCTTTCAAGGTGTCGACCGCTCCGGCTGATTTCTGTTGTGCCGTAATTAAATGCTTCAACCGCCTAATTGTTTCTGCCTGAACTTTATTTCGAAACATCTGGCAATTAGCTTCATGGAAGCCGGTAGCCAAACGACCACATACGCAGAGAGGCATTTGCTTGGCAGACATTTCATCCTCAACTACCTGTCGTGTTTTTAGCCATTCGCTGAAATGATTACTTTGGAGATAATTAAGCTTATCTTCTTTTTTCATTTTAAATCCTTTCTCTCTAATTGAGGATGCTTCCGCGATAAGCGGCATATTATAATTGTTTGTTATTTTCATTTGCTACCTCCAAATCGCACGGGTTTTTTCAGCGTCCTCAGCGGTGAACCACTTACCGCATCTAACGCATTTTATTCTTTCGCATTTATAATAATAAGCGGCGTTTAAAAACCAATGCCCAAATAATTTACAGAATGTTTTTTTCATTATTTTCTCCTTTCAAGAGAGCGTAGTTACTTTATTGTTCCTTCTTTAATCGCTTCGGATACCAAGATACAGGCCTGTTTTGCTGTATTAGCAAATGTAAAAACATCAGTAGCTAAGTAAACCCCACCTTTTTCTTTTAGTTGTATAGCAAGAACAAAAAAGTCGCGCCAGTTGTTGAAGGTGCGTTGATTTAATTCTTCTTCCTGCCTACTTTCCTTTTTACATTTATAACAAAAAAATATTTTGTAGCTCATGGGATGGCTACCATCACCAATCCAGCCACTATCTTTGTCATGCCAACACTCTCCCAACCATTCAGTTAGAAGTTTTCTTTGTTCTTCAGTTATCTTCGTGTTTGAAATCCTTTTACCACATCTTTTAGGATAACTATTTTTCTTTTCTGTCTGCCTTTCTCTCAAAGGTGAAATTTTTGTGGTCATTTCTTCTCTCCTTTCAAGAGAGTGAGTTCTTTAATGTCTTCTTCCCAATGATACTCATAGAAACATTCCTGTTCACCCAACGGCTTTGGTTCAACATAATTAGGAATATCTTTTAACCACCCCTTGCGCTTAAATATAGGATTAAGAAGCGCAGCAACATCGTCACTGTCTAAATTTATAACTACACTATGTTTCTTTTTCATTTTCCTTTTCTCATTTACTCCAGTCCAGTTTTTTTCTTCTAGACTATCCAGGTTCGGTCTTAAAGTTACAGTGCGCATTTATTTTTCATCCTTTCGTTATTTTATAACAATTACTTGTTTTCCTTCGTGGTTTGCATAATAGCTCCACTCGCCTTTTTGCTTTGTTACCTTACATATTCTAACCTGTTCCCCATAGTCAGAAAGACATACTACGGGAAGAGATTGGTTGTATTTCTCTAATCGTTTAATAAGGGTTTTTACTTTCATTTTAAATCCTTTCTCATTTTTAATGATGGGTGTATACTTACCATTTGATTTTTTATGGCAATTAACAACGCTCTAAGATTTACTTCTGCCCCTAAGGCAGAACTTCCATATTGTCCTATTTCATTACAAAATCGGTCGCTTGGATTTTTGTATTCGGCATAGTATCTGCCGTCTTCTTGTTTGTTTATAATCTGCATAACAAATTCACTCCGTTTTATGCTCTTATTCATCCGCGCTCCGGCTGATTTTTGCGTTATCTGTTAAATATTATCCTACTTCTTTTCATAAGCAACTTCGTTAATTAAGCGTGTGGTTGTGGTTTGATACGTATATTACAAACCTAGGTTGGAGAGGGAAAATCAATGAAAACCCTTTATACGACCTGTCAACAACCACACATTATACATTACAAATTCATCCCTGTCAAGTAAAATATTTCTTAGTTAAATCACACACTTTTACTATCTAAATACAAAAAAGCTATAGGACGTTCTGCAAAATATTCTATCCTGCTTTCAGATATACTATCTGTTTTAACAAATACAGCATAGATAGTCGAACTATCTGCCCTTAGACGACATAGCCAGATATTTCCAAAATTATTTCTAAATATTTGTTTTATAAAACCAACATCACAATTTCTTGACATTGTTATTATCCATTTCTTTTTGTTCCATAAATTCTTTAGCAGTTGCCAACGTATCAAACGGAAGCCACTTGCTTGCTTTATCAGAATCATTTTCCAAAACAAAACATACACACACAGAGCTTTTATCTTTTACAATATCTCCACGCCATATACTTCCAGCTCTACTATAAACTAATAAATCGGTTAGGGCAATCCTTGTACCATCTACTATTATTATAGATTGTTTTTTCATATTTTACCTAAATGCTGTGTCTATGTGTATAATTACAACTATCTGAAAAAGCTTGAGGGATATGTGGGTAACTCCTTATTGAATTATATCGTATAACATAGAGTTATATAATACAATCCGTTTAGGTGCTGACATAAGCGTCAAGCATAAGGGATACCTGCAATCTTAACCACATAGACACAGCCATTCTATTATTTAATAAAGAACAAACCTTTGTTGGTTAATGCTTTACCAACATCGGTTCTTGATAATAATTTAACATCACTCGCCCAGACAAAATCACCAATGTCATATCCAAGATACCAACATTTATTATCGACAAGAGCATTAAATGTTATGTATATCTCCCACGACATACTTCCTTGGTAAATTCTGAACGTATGGTCTTCACCATCTCGGCATAAAGACTTTAGTTCATCTATGTTTTCAATTAATTTCATTTTAATCCTCCTGTCTATAATATTTGTCTGGTGTTGCCGTTATGTCATAGCAATTTTTACATAACGTCATTTCATGGTCTTCCCAGAATCTTACATCGGGAGTTGTTGCTAAACAAATTTCACACTTAGTAACATCACAAGGTGAGTTTAAGTTTATTTTAGTTTCGTCATCAGTTATAATAGAGATATCTGCACCATACTTTATTATACACTTGTTACACCAACGCCATTCCGTGTTGTCAAACAATACAGATATTTTCCCATTTGTTGTCCACAGACCGCAGCTTTGACAAAGGGTTGTTATGGCTGCTTTATTCGTTTTTTTCTCAATTCTTTCCCGCAATTCAGCCGCCTGTACCTCTGCTAAACAAACCTTACAGATAAACATCCAATTACCTTCTACTTTTATACAGGTTAAGCTAGTTTCTTTTGTGTCTGTTTTACATAACCCACATTTAACCATTCCATTTTTTTGACTCTTTTTAACATCTGGCTTTTTATTTTGCACAGCCTCATCTAATTCTTTTAGGGCAGCTTTAGCTTTATCAGCATTTTTAGACCACACGCCATGATGGGTTCTAATTAAATCCATTTTTAAGAACTCCCTATCTTTTTCTGTATATACCCAGTCAATCGCTGATGTTTTATCATCTTCTTCCCACCAACCTTTACCTTTATCGTAATACGAAATATACCTATTGTCATAATAATTATTGTAAGTAGTTACTTTTTTAACAGATGGATAAAGTTTGTCAATAGGTTCTTTAACAACATTCACAAGCCGCCTAATTGCTAAATCAGCTTCATCAAGATGAATCTGTTCATTAGCAGTGTGTTGATTATAATATCCAATAGAAATATTAACAGACGGCACGGAGAACGTATCTGTGAAAACAGAAATATCAGAATAACTTCCAGTATGTTCAATCCAGCCAAATGTTTCAATATAAGTTGCAACCTCTTTAGGCAAATCATTATACGTAACATATTCTGTGCTTCCACGCCTGTCTAGTGCGATAGCCAACTCTATATGATTAACCTGTTTTGCAACAATTTGCTTGCACAAAGTCTTCATTCCGGTAGAGCCAGTTTCCTCACCATTAGTGAAGATTATATTTGGGATTGGTAGCTTTTGCTCTATTGCCACGTTTAGCACCTGTAGCGCAATCCATACACCGAGTCTATCATCAGCTCCCAAAATACCATTGCCATTAAATAATATGTTTCTAAAGCGTTTTAATTCTAATTTTGTATTTTTATGGCGAACTGTGTCCACATGCGCTTGCAGAAGAAGTGTAGACTTTGGATTCTTTAAATAAATATAGTGTGCCTTATTGTAAAACGTGTTTGCGTAATATGGAGCGCAAAGGTCTTTCACAAGCCCTAGCAAAGCTAAATCTTTTGCGCCAAGAATTGTTGATAAATCTGAAACCGTTATTCCTTTAGCCATTATTATGCCCCCTGCAAGTTTCACAAATATAGTTATCGCCATTTTCCTCTACATAACCAAAACTTTTTTTACACATTATACACATTGCTGCTCCAGCCTGAAAACAATGTGTACACCAATTTTGTTTATAACCAAAATACATAACACTTTGATTTACCAGTTTCGACATCCTTTCTCCACAGTTATCGCAACGTATTGTTAGTTTAGTATAACAACTTCTGCACACTCTATCAGGATAACCTTCAACGCTCACAAGGTCTTTATCTCTGTGCTGACCACCGCACATCGGACACAATACTAATCCCTCAAAGCAAACCCTACACTGACCACCCTTTGGGAAATCACTAATAGGATTACCGCACTTCAAACAAATTCCCTGAACAATTTCTATTATTTTCGCTGTGCTATTTTTCCTTTTATACACATTTCCATAATGTTTGTCAACGTAAGAACAATTATCAGTTGTTATTACATTGTTTCCAACTTCTTCACACTCATGTTCTTGCCAATTACCACCAAAGGTTGATTTTAAACTATGTGCTATTGCCCCTACTTCATCATCAAACATGGCGCCAAACCTTCTCCCAACGCTAAAATAATTTTTATTTGCATAAATAATCGACCTACCGACCTTTATTTCCGTTTTCTTATTATCTTTAACAAACCCTATAAGAACACCGTCTGAAGCTAGGTAATTTAAACAAGTATTAAAATACTCACCTGCTGGTCTTGTGCAAGAGGTATATGTGCAGTAGTTATAATCTTTTTCTTCGTTGGCTGACATACAAAGATAATCAAATGGATTACCAGAAATACAAATATTGTTTCTTTGTTTTATATAATCACCATAAAAGCAAGAAATTATACTAAGCCATTTTCCTGGTTCTTTATTATATACATTAGCTTTACTAAGCATGTCCGTAAATGCATCATAATCACTAATATTTTTACCTGAGTTATAAGCAATAATGTAAAGATGCAACAGTTTGTTAAGCTGCGAGGTAACTCTAACCTTGTTTTTTCCAAGCATTACATAATCCAAAACACCATCTATCTTTTTTACACCTAATTTATTTTCCATCAGGTTTAACAGATTAACAGCCAGTTGTTTATATTCTGCGATTCCGGAAGTATTGGCATAAATCATCCAGCGATTATCTTGAGTTAATCCCAATTTGCCGAACAGGTCAGCTTTAGCCGAAAAATGGTTTGACACAACTTTCTCTAAATGTTTGTGCGGAATGTCATACCTCTGAAGAAATATCCTGCATTTTTCTATTACCTTTTCCATTGTTTCATTCTCTCCTTTTATCACTTAAATTTTGTTGTATTTGTAATTAAAAATAAAGCCACACATAATACGCTTAAAAACAAAAGTATAATATAAGCAATTATTTTATTTTCACTATCTTTTTCACAACAATCAGATTTTTTAATATCTTTATTAACATATGTTTTTTTCATTTAATTCTCTTTAATAAAATAGCTGGCAATAATCGACCATTCTTACCACCAGCCATTGTTTTGATAAAACATTAGCTACTAGATGGCTTCGTAATTTACTTCAACCCACTTGTTGGAAACATACCCAACATCATACTTGCTATCCCCTGTCTCAACAACGACACCCTTTTTCGGTGCAGAGAAGTACACCAACATACCGCGAGATTCTCTTTTGTCTCCAATGTAGCGTTTGAGTGCGGGATAGTTACCCATACGGGCTGTATATAGATTGGAAAACTTGCTCTCAGCCCACTTTGAACTAAAATCGCCTATTTCGTAGCGACCCTCGCTACCTACCACAACAATACCCGTCTTTGGCGCGACAAACGCCACAACGAGCTTACCTTTAGATTTTTTTCTGTTCCCAGTAAAAACCTTTAAAACCGGGTAGTTTGTTCCAGCTGGCATAATAAACCTCTTTCTTTTTTTGCTGGTTGTTATTATTACACTGCATGGTCGCTACAGCACTCTCCGTTTAATTTTACATCATTTAACGTACAAAAAAGGTGATTAATTATAAACCTTATAATATCTATTTTATCTTTTCTGTTTATTAGATGTGGTAAATACTGTTTACATATTTTATACAACCCAGAAATTCCACACTCTGTGCAACTAATTCCACAACGAAGACGGTCAAAAAGAAATTTTTTGTACATTAAATACTCATCAATATCTCCATTAAATGCATCTTTAAGTTCTTTTAATGTTCTGACAAATAAAACATGCTGTTTTGAAAGCATAATTCCACTATACGTTCTAAAATAATAATCATTATGACCGCTTTTACACAGGCTGGTATCAATATATCTATTATCACAGGCACACGTTAATGCAAAACAACCACAATAATCACTAGCATACCCCATTTCCACAATACCGCCGCAATCAGGACATACACTAGGCCATATGAGATGTTTGTCAATTATAATTTTAGCAAGCGATTCTTTTGTGTATGGCGTTGACGGTTGATAAGTACGCCCTAACGTAGATATTGTATAAACATCTTCCGTACATGCATAAGTATAATAAGCTCCCATAGTTTTTTTTGGCATCCCGGCTAGGATTTGAACCCAGATTTCTACCTGAGAGGGTAGTGTCCTGATAATCTGTTGAATTCTTAGACGACCGGGATATGTTCTCCTTTATTTTAGTGGGTGTAGTAAATTAAATTCAGTAACAAGTTCACAAAATCGCCTATATTCTTTATTGTGATTTAAGAAAATTGGCTTTTGCCTTTCGTTGAAGTATGCTAAGCGCACAAATAATCCACCATTATTAGTCCTAACTACCTTTTGAGTATACCCTGTGCATATAACATCATTATGGAATCTTTCAAAAAAATAATGAGTGCTATTAAAATTATACGTTAGCTTATACCTTTTTCTAGTATATTCAACTTTTGTAATATTAATAATATTCATAAAACACCCTCTATCTCGTTATACTTATTCACCATATCAATAAATATTTTCAATTCTCGGTTGGTGTCAAAAACTATTGCCCTGTCATCACCAAACGTCTCGTTTCCCCATACAAAAACTGTATTAGCATCATTCAATCTATTCTCTGGAAATGCGCGAGAGGCTAGACAAAAATCTCCAACATTAAATTCACAGCCAATACTAGTAAACTCTCTACACCTATGTGTTTGCTTGGTTATTGTTACAAACCAACAATCATAATTTCTTTCCAGCTTGTATTGGATTTCTCTTTTTATACATTGCATATCTTCACACCTTAGTGTAGTATTTGGCGTCCCTACTAGGATTTGAACCTAGGTCTCAGCCTTGAGAAGGCTGTGTCCTGAATATTCTTTAATTACCCGCTAGACGATAGGGACATTTTTTCTGGCTTTTAATTCCTCTATAATTAAGTTTAGGTAATACTCTGATAAACAACAATTTACAAAATTAAATTCTTTCCAACTATAACGGTACTCTAATGAGGTATAGGCCCTAGAGCTTACATAGTTCCCACTTACATAAAGTCCAGAGCCTAAGTTGTCGAAAAGAACAAATAAAATATAATCTGAACAACTGTTATTATATTTGGTGTCAAAGTACTTTAAATACGGATACGTGCTATTTCCATATAACATAGCCTTACGTTCTTTGTTTGATACATGCTCACATGCTAAAACAAAATCGTTGACAAATTTTTTCTCTGGAATATCCGGTAGCTTGTCTATAACTTGCATTTATTTTTCCTGTAAGAATTCAATTATACCAATCAAAACAGGCATTGTTTGTAGCGAGCTAATCTTTTCTTCTCGCTCGGTCTCGTTAGCAATATTGTCTTTATAATAAGAAGTTAAGCGTGCTATTGTATAGTCGATTGACCTACCAATAGTGCCTATGCCCTGCTGGTATTGAGATTTTAAGTCTTGTAATGTCATCACGTTTCTCCTTGGTTTTAATTATTGCATTAAGTATTGCAGATACATTTAAAGTAACTTTATTAAAAATATGCATACTGTAATCATCTCTAGCCCAAAAAGCATCTTCACATATATTATCAAAAAGACAATAACCATAAACCCCAGCCCAGCGCTGGGCTCCGCAGGCTGCTCTTCGCAGGCTGGGCTTTTTATCTAACAAATATATAGAACTTTGTTTTTACGACATAATCCTCATAGCTGTCGTAAAGCTGACCCGTTGTTTTAATATTAACAGCAGAGGCATATTCCTCATAAGAATTATACATTTTACCACAATTACGCATGTAGCTGGTGTCGTAACAGCCAACCATACCTACCAGCAGTAGAGCTAATATAAATATTCTTTTCATAACCCATCCCCTTGTTGTTTTATAAGCCAATCTAAATCTTCTTTATCACGACAACATAGCATGTAGCAATAATTTCCATATCGCTCAGCTATCTTCATGGCAAATCCCCTACACAGTATTTTACCACCCTCATCATAAGCCCTGACCAATAAAGCATCTATAGCCTTACAATTATCACTTAGTGCTTTCTCAATAAATTGTGCTTCTGCGGCTATATTCTTCTTGCCTTGTCCACACTTACAATCACTGCAACTCATGCTATCCCCCTAAAAGTCAGCTATAAAGACAACACCATCAACCTCACAACTTGCTTTGATTATATCACTAATTGTCTTGAATTCTTGGTTATAATATCTCAATAGGTTATTGCGGTAAAAGACAAGGGCAATATACTTAATTATAAGTCTGTTGACTATTTTTTTACGGAACTCACATTTTTCAGTCTTTTCATTGGTGAAAGAAAAAGTCTTATAGTTCCTATACTCAACTCTGAGTCCCATGATTTCTCCTAGTGGGTAAGTTTTGATAAATCTTCAATCATTAACTTTAATCCGTGATATTCAGGATTGAGTATTTGTGTCATTACTGTTGTAAAAGATATACACCACACTATAAACAGGCATACAAAAATCATTCCAGTAAATATAGTAAGTATGAGGCTCATATTTGGTTCACCATCGTCTTTTATACCAGCTTCCCTGATATTAATTAAAAACACAATGGTTGCCATAAGTGTAATTGCTACAAGGGCTATTATTGTAAATAATCCATCATAGTATGCCTGCTGTACATACCAGGGAAATATCTTATCAGCTGTAGTACCTATTTTTTCAGCCAGCTGAACTATTAAATTATTAAGATTGCTTCCTATATCTACTGATGCTTTGATGTCCATGATTTCTCTCCTTACTTTTTCCCCTGAGGGTTAATAATTATGTAAATACATACCAACACTAAGAATGCTTTTAATAAGTCATACGCAAGTATAATCGCTGAAGTATCCAAAATTAAAGCTCCTATGTGTTAAGTAGACTAGGGCGAAAGTTCCGGCGCAAATTTTTTGCCCATGCCGGGAATTTAGGCACGAAATTTTTTTTGTCAAGCCCGCAAATCGCAAATTTTGCGCTTCGGCAGGTGCAAGCTTGCGGAATTTTTGGGCAAAACGCCGAAAAAAAACCTCAAAAAATCTTTTTCGCGCCATAGAGTCTAGTTATCTACGCTTAATTGCTGCCTTTCACATATACTGCGTTCAGCCGGTATACCTGTGCCAATTGCCTGCACAGCCTTTCGCATCAATCTCGTAACCCGCCCCCAGTCGTGCCAGTGAAGTTTTCCAGAAAAAACTGCAAAAAACCGGCCTGGAATAAAATAAATTTTAGTTCACCTCTTGACAAACCTCAAAGCATGATTAGCTTGATAATAAGACAAGCGATAATGTTAATTGACTAACAAACCAGAACCATTAAACGAAAAGGAGCAAAAACAATGAAAGTTACGGAAACAGCAAACAGCTACATCGTTGAATTGGAAAAGCGGAAAGAATTGGTTCTTTCCGGCAATGGCCAGTCCTTTACACTGGCGACAACTGGAAGCCCGCAAGCAAGTGCCTTGATTGCTAAAGACAATCATGGGGCTAACCAGTCAGTCAAGGTTGTGGCAACAGTGTTTATTCCCAACCCTGACGCACCAAAAAAAGTTAAGAAGTAAAAGCGGCATAATAAACCGCACCTATCAAAATAACCCTTCTTAGGGTTATACAAGAGGCAAGGCATTACAGCTTGCCTCTTTTTTTGACTCTTTTTACTTGACAAATCCAAAACAGTGTTTTATATAGTAGAAAATCAAGAAAGAGGGGAGAACAAGGTGAAGTCATGGAAAAAACATTGTTAGAGCTACAGGCGGAAATGTTAAGGGCAGGTCTGAAATTATCAAGAGCCGAAAACAGAGATGACCAGTTAATCGCGCTTATCGAACAAAACAGAATACAGCAAAAGGCTATTGATATTTTGGTCATTATTGCCACGTTAAACAAGGGAACCAGCGAGGAAGCGAGTTAATCGAAAAAATTATTAAATACCTCTAAACCACAACTAAATAACCACAGACAAAGGGCAAGCTAATCACTTGCCTTTTTTTATGCCTAAATATTCCCACCAAGGCACAAGTCCATGGCAATCCGCCCCGCTATCGTGAAACATTAATAACAGCATATAAGGTGATTACACTAAGAAGAACAAGGAACCAGGCAAGTCAGAGGCCACAAGGGATGAGGGCAATGCTCGCTTCACCCGGCACGACATCGGCAATTTGCCTGCCAAGCCTGCCTTGCGACACGGCAAACGGCCTGCGAGATTGCGTTCTAAGGCCGGTGAAACCGGAAAGCCATGTCTTGCCCTGCCCGGCAAATCGGCGACAACTGTTTTTAGGCTACACTACTATAACCCCGCCATCAGGCAAGGTGCCAGGCCGTCCGGCTATTATTTTGAATATCCCACACCCCTATTGATTGCTGTAAGAAGGAATAGCCAGCCAGCCAATCCTTATCTTTTACAGCAAGGGCAAGGATAATGCTGGCCAGTACCCCCACCCAGTATAGTCGTGGTAGGGCCCTTCGCCCGTGCCAGCCAGTTACTCACTTGCCCCCGGAAAGTTCCGGCAATTTGGGGAAAAGGCTTTATTACCCTGTCTTCTTTTAATAGTTCTTTGTCTCTCGCAGGCCACAGTAGCGGGGCGGAAAGTAAATTATAGGTATCCTTATTTTACTTTGCCCGGCCTGCGGAGCCCAGCGCTGGGCTTTTAAGATTCCTATTTCCAGATTTTTTTTGCCGGATATTTACGGTTGACAAAATGGATATATATGTGTATGATGTGTGTAAAGATGGAGGGCTTGGTTATGGGATTAGAAAAGTATTACAAGGTAACAATCCGCAGGCTGGAACTGCAAATAGTAGACCTTACCACACGGCTTGGCTATGCAAAAATGATTATACTCTTGGAAAGCCTAGCGTTGATAACGGCTATTTTGTTTGTTCTTGTAAAGGTATAGTATGAGACGGATAGATTTGTACATCGAAGAGGAACAGTATGACAAGCTTGCCAGGCTGAAGAAGGAGGGGTTTAATATCTCTTCTGTGATTAGGCTGGCGCTTAGCCGTTTGTTCGCTGGTGACGCAATTGAAAAGCTTAAAAAGATTATGAAAGGCGAGGAATGAAAGAGAAACAGATTTGTTTATTTATGTTCGGAGGCACGTGGATAGTAGGTGACAAGCAGGGTGACTACATCAAAGCACCGAGACTGTATTTGTTTACCTCTAACCAGCATGGTGTTATGGCGCTGCCGGAGGAACCTGAGAAGATACCTCTTCCCAAAGATGTAACCTTCTACAAGGTAAAGGAGAATGGTGTTGTGTTGGATTTATACCTTCAATCTACTGGCGAGAAGCCCAGAGAAGCGAGGAGTAATATTATTGTTCCAGAGGTTATGGTGAAATAATGGAAAGACCGTTGGCTGAGCAAGTTAAAGAGTTCTTGAGTAATACGTCCTATCAGGAGGAAATCGCAAAGAAAACAGATGAAAAACCGGAGGGACGTATTGCTAAGAAAGATAAGAAGCCAGACGTGAAGACAGGAGCGTAAATGGAGCCAAAAGTATTTGACCACTTGAAGTTGTTCGGGACTTATAAATTTGACCCACCTTCGGTGACGTATGAGTGCTTCATTATTTACTATGACGAGAATGGTAATTTTATTCACAAAACACCTACAGAAAATTTATCAACAATTAACTTAAATAAGGGGATTTTGTATGAGCGACAAGAAAGTAGAGATTGACGGACTGAGATTTAGAATAGACGATGTTTATTTTGTTTTTTCAATGGATGAGTGCATGGAGCTGTACAATCAGCTCTCTGATATCTTCGGAGACAAGGTACGGACTTTTAACTTCATGGGACTCGAAGGAGCATTTCCTGATTTTAATGTCAAGCCGGGATACAAAGACACACTTGTGGCAGGTGGGACTGGGAGTCCAACAAATCCTTTTGAAGAGTCAGCAGAAGAATAGGCTAGTGTGGCTCAATAGGTAGAGCAAGGTCATGTTTTTACAATTGTCACTCACTAACCCCAACATATAAAAATGGCAATAAAGAGAACGGACGCAAACAAAGAAGAAAAGCCCCTATAGTATAATGGTATTACTATCCGCTTGTACCGGGTGAATGTCGGTTCAATTCCGTACTGGGGGCTCCACTATGGGGTAGTTTAAAGGAAGAACGAGTGGCTTTGAACCACTGAAATGCAGGTTCGAATCCTGCCCCCATAGCCAACATTATAGGACAATATGGAAACAAAGAAAAAAGGTAGACCTCCTAAGAGAATAGTTGATGACGTTATTCTATCTAGGATGATTAACATAGAGAACAAGACAAACAAAGAGTGTGCCGACTTCTTCGGAGTCTCAGAGAATTCAATCAAGTATGCCCGTAAGCGAATAAATAAGGTTCTCACTAAGCCTCCGGCTATAGTTGGAGACGAACTACATGGCGAAAGTATAAGTTCAATGCGCCAGTTAGTAGACCTTAATGCCCGTATTCTTCAGCAACTTAATAGAAACGATGATATGATAAAGCGCGAGGAAGTTAAGATGGCTGCCGTTGACGCGCTTATGGAAAGATACTTCGATAAAGACTCTAACAATATAGACGCGCAGGAAGTGTTTGATAAGATTTGGAACAATAACACAAAGAATGTGTTGCTTATCCAATCGAACATCACTAACAGCTCAGCGGAAATTAGAAAGCAGATTGAACTTCAGCTTAAGATAGCCGAGGCGCTATATAATATGCAGACTATGGCAGAGTTTCAAACAGAACTTATAGATATTCTCAAGAACGTAGACCCTGTAGTTGCCCATACATTTGTTGCACGGCTCAAGGAAAGAAGGGCATTAAGAGGCATAGTAAATAGTAAATGACGAATATTGACCGTAAAAAAGGGGAAATGTTTGATGATGTCATTGGGGCATTAGATAAGGACTTATCAGCCGATAAAGGCTCAGTGGTTCCCTTTGGCGACTGGCCTATTGAAGAAAAGATTATCTTAGATGGAAAACAGTTCTCTTTTAAGAAGCATGAATACCTCATAGAACCCTACCACGACTATCATTCCTTTCAAGTCGAAATAAAAGCCACACAGCTGGGGCTTACCTCTAAGGCGTTGCTGAAAGCCATGTACGGTTGCAGATATGGGAACTATCGAGGTATTCTGTATTTATTCCCTTCAAGAACAGATGTTACAGATTTATCTAAGACTCGTCTAACACCACTGATAGATGACAATCCAGACAATATTGGCAAGTGGATAATGGATACAGATGCAGCCAACGTCAAGAAGATATGGAATAGTTTCTTGTATCTCAGGGGCATGAAGTCACGTATCGGTGTTAAGTGCCATGATGACAAAACAGAAGTCCTTACTAAACGTGGATGGCTATTGTTTAAAGATACGTTAATGTCTGATGAGTTTGCAACAAGGTCTCCGTCTGGAGTATTTATGTGGCAAAAGCCTATAGACATTTACTCATATCATTACAATGGAGATATGTATTTATTTAAGGCAACTGGACTTGATGTTTGTGTAACTCCAAATCATCGTATGCTTGTTGCAGATTACCAGACACAAGTAGAATGGTTTGATATTGCCGAAAACTTAAAACATCGTGGGCACACTGCTATTGTTAGAACTTGTCAAAGGTGGTATGGAATATATCCAGATTTTATTACAATAGATGGACGTGAATCTTTTGGTATGAAAAGGTTTATCACCATTAAAGGAAACAAATTTAATTCGGCATGGGAAAGTTTTGGTCGTGCATCAGACAGAAAAATTAACCTTAAGGATTTTGTAGCATTTTTAGGATTGTATATTGCAGAGGGAAGTTGTTCTGGTGTAGCAACTGGTGAAAGAAAATTTGGTAGAATAAGTATCTCTCAAGAAAAAACATCAAAGCATTTTAATGAAATTAAAACACTTCTAAATAGAATAAACAGCAAGTTTAAATACAGTGGACATAGTTTTAGAGCTGGTGATATGGGATTGGCTGATATACTATTTCCTATCGGTAATAAGTATAATAAACAACTACCACAATGGGTTCTTGACCTGTCGCCAAAATATTTAGAGATATTGTGGGAATGGGCTTTAAAGGGAGATGGACATGTAACTAAGACTGGATATAGGAATTACGCTACGGTAAGCCCAGTTTTGGCTGGTCAGTTGCAGGAATTATTACAGAAGTGTGGTCGTTCTGCATCCATATTACAACAAAAACAAAGAACATCTTCTCTTTGTGGAAGACTCATTACCCCCACCACCATTTGTTATTTAGTATCTGAACGTAAATCAGCGATGTCTATTGTGCCTAAACCGCAGCTCATTAAGTATAGCGGCAATGTTTTTTGCGCCAGTGTGCCAAACGGAACATTATACACGCGGCGTAATGGATACGCAATATGGAGTGGCAATTCAATTCCTGTTGACTTCGAAGTGTTCGATGAACTTGATGAAGCTCCGCAGAACGCAGTGGATATGGCCTTAGAACGTATGGCTCACTCTGATTCCGGCGACCTGCTGTTTCTCTCAAACCCGACACTACCTGACTATGGAATTGACCGACTTTTCCAGACCACAGACATGCAATATTTTCTTTTAAAATGTCCAGCGTGTAACGAATATACAAATTTAGTGGACACTTTTCCTGATTGTCTGCGAACAGTTAGGGGCAAAGTTATAAGGGCTTGTATGAAGTGTGGTGGAGAACTAGACCCCTCAAAGGGACAATGGGTTGCAAAACGACCCTCGATAACAGAACGTAGAGGCAGACAGTATTCACAGCTGTATGCCCAGACAAAGACTACAACACCGGAAGCAATACTCCACAAATTTAATATTACAAACAACCTTACAGATTTTTACAATCTAAAGATTGGGATAGCTTATGTTGACGCACAAAATAGACTATCCGCTGAGGAAGTTTTAAATTGCTGTGGCGATTCCGGTATGTTAAGTCAAGCAGAAGATGGTTGTTATATGGGCGTTGACCAAGGAAGCCATCTTCACGTTGTAATAGCACGTAGGCATCCTAAGCGACATGGAGAGGTCGTGTATATTGACACTTTGATTGGCAACAATGAGGCCGACAAAACTGATGATACTGGATGGAGACAACTAGACGAATTGATGAGGCGGTTCAAAATTATGCGCTGTGTGGTTGACGCTCTACCACATACCAAAAATGCTCGCAGCTTCTCAGACAGGTTTCCAGGCAGGGTGTTTCTCTGCTATTACAACGAGCATCAAAAAGGTGCTTACAAATGGAACGAAAGAGAAATGACAGTTATGGCTAACAGGACTGAATCTCTTGACGCCTCACACAGAGAGATAATAGAACAAAACATTATTCTCCCAAGACAGTCTGATATACTAAGAGACTTTGCTTTTCAGATGCACAACACAGCTAAGCGGCTTGAGGAAGATGAGGAGACTGGGAGCCAGAGGTATGTTTATCTTAAACTTGGTGAAGACCATTATAGACATGCGTTTAACTATTGTATGATGGGGTTACACGATGCTCCTGAATTATTGTTTCCTCAACTGATGTAGGATTGTGATATGATTACTTATGGTGGATTAGCGTGGCCTGTAGATGGAAACAATGGTTTTATGTGTATACTCACAAAACGTGAGCCCGACAGAGAAAAGACCATTGATGCAACAGGCGAGTTCTATGAGATAATACAGGAGATAGAAGAACCAAGCTTGCGTAGTATCTATATGAAGATAGAAAATATTTCTGCGTTAAGGGCAGTCTACGCTGAAAACGATACTAAGTTCGACAGCTTTATAAGAGATTATTACAAGTGGCGCAGGGAAACATCTAATCAAATTAAAATAAGACCAACATCTACATCTTCGTTTGAAGCTGGTATTTTGAAGATTAGAGACATGATAAATGAAAATTTAATAAAATTTCCCGATGAATCAAAAACAAGAGCACAACTAAGAGTATTTTCTAAAGCAAGTCTCAAGAATAAATATGAATTTAATGCAGTAGTTGCATTGAGCAATATTGTAACATCGTTTAAAAAAAATATCATTAGGCCACAGGACACAGAACCCAAACTAAGTGCGTGGTATTAATGGTTGACAAAAACGTAGTTTATGTGTATAAAGCATATTAGTGACATTTATGTTCGATGACATTTATGTTGAAAGCGCCGTAAGGCAAACTAAAACAACAGTGGATACATAAGCCCACAGAGAGGTTACAAATGTCGAAACGATTAAGTAAACTAGACAAAGACGAGAAGGCGGCTGAGGAAAAATGGAAACAGACATATCTTCCCGAAGTTGATGAACCAACTATACCAGAAGTACCTGTTACCGAACCGGAAAATAAACAGACTACAGAAGAGCCCACACCTGGACCTGTTACACCTGAAATACCACAGGCAACAGCACCAGTAGCTGTGGAAGCACCAGTAGCAAAAGAACCTCCTAAGCCAGAACCAAAAGAAGATTTTGAGCAAAAATACAAAACCCTTATGGGAAAGTATAATGCCGAAGTCCCTAGATTACACGCAGAAATAAAGCACTTCAGGGAAATGGCGTATACCAATGATGGTAAAATCGCAACCCTTGAAACGAGATTAGAGGAATTAGAGACAGAGCGTTCTTCTACCCAGATTGATGCAGACCTGAGCAGACTAAAGATGGATTTTCCTGAAGTAGCTGAGCAGTTGCAGAAAGAAAGGACTGAGACCCTTAAGTACATCAAGTCTCTTGAAAAGAAAATTAACGAAACAGTTTCACAAAAGTTCGAGTCTATTGACGGAGACAAACTGGAAACTAACCGTAAGATTTTCAACAGAGAGATGGCTTCTTTGGGACATCCTGATTGGACAGAGGTAGACCACGACCCTGATTTCATAGAATGGTTACAATTGGAAATTCCATTCGCTAATATAACCCGGCTTGAATCTCTGCAAAATGCTGCAAAGCAATATGATGCAGTTACGTGTGCGAAATTTTTTACTGCGTTCAAAGAGGAGAGGCAATCAAAGCTTCAGGCTCAACCAGCGCCAGTAAATAAACTGGAAGATAAAATAGCACCGCCCAGTGGTAAGACAGGTGGTAATACCAAGGTTGGTGCACAAACAACAACGTACACAAAAGCTGACTACGATAGATTTTATAGGACAAGTTCCAGGGGGAGATACAACCCCTCGAATTGGGGCGGCAAGACAGAGGCTGAGACAGAGGCTTTACTTGACAAACTAATGATGGAAGGAAAACTATTATAAAAATATTTAGCCAGCGAAAACGTGTGCATTTTAGGAGGATATACAAATGAGTACACCTAGAGTAGCAGGGCATCCTAATTATTCCGCAGATGGCTTAAGTGCCTTTATCCCGGAAATTTGGAGCTCAAAGCTGGCTAAGAAATATTACAAGCGGACTGTAATCACCGCTATCTGCAACACCGATTACGAAGGCGAAATCAAAAAGCACGGAGATAAGATTTACATCCGTACAGTCCCCGATGTGACAATCTTCGAGTATAGCAAAGGAATGAACCTGCCAAAGCAGCGTCCTGAATCTGCTGACATCGAGATGACAATTGACAGAGGGCACGGCTGGAACATCCTGCTTGATGATGTCGACAAAGTGCAGAGCGATATCGACCTGCTTAACAAATTTACTGACGATGCGTCCAAACAGCTCGACATTAAAGTAGACACAACTCTGCTTGGTGCGGCTTACTCGGATGCGAGTGCGTACAACTATGGCGCAACAGCTGGCAAAGTAACCGCTGGTTATAATCTTGGCGTGTCGGGAACACCGATTCAGATTACCAAGACAAATATCATCGACTACATTGTTGCGGCTGGTGGCGTTCTTGATGAGAACGATGTGCCAGATGAAGGTCGTTGGATGATTATCCCTTCTTGGATGTCTGTTATGCTGAAGACTTCCGACCTGAAGGATGCGTCCATGACAGGTGATTCCAAATCCGTTCTTCGTTCCAGCATGCTGGGCATGATTGACAGATTTGTTATTTATCAGTCTAACAGCGTGGGCAGCGTAGCCGCTGCAACCGATGCGTCTGGTTTTAAATGTTACTACGTATTATTCGGTAATAAAGATGCCATATCTTTTGCGAACCAGTTTACTAAAACTGAAAGTTTGCGGTCAACCGAATCGTTTGATACAATCGTACGTGGACTTATGATTTGGGACTTCAAGGTTATTAAACCCGAAGCCCTCGGTTATCTGTACGTGCGTAAATAATGAAAGGGAGGAATTAAGATTATGGCTACTGTAGATTTCACAGGTGGTGCTAGTGTTAGTACCAAAATTCCTGTTGATGGTAAGGAAAAACTTGGAATCCTGCGGAGTCGTGTTGACACGTCTTTGACAGGTATTACAAATACAAATGCGGACGTTTATCAGGCTCTTGATATTCCGGCTGGCTTTTATGTATTGGCTGCGTGGTTTGTGTGCGTGAGCGCGGAATCCACAAATATAACTGCTACATTCCAGCTTGGTATCACAGGCACTGACACTGACGAATTTGTTACCGCAACAGCACCGGATACAACGGGTGAGATTTTCCCGATGACTGGTGACGCGCTTGCATTGAACGGAACTTATTTTGCAACAGCAGGCACTATTGACCTTTTGGTTGCCACAGCCGCATTCACGGATGCGATTGTTGATGTGTATGCGCTGGTGTTGGATTTGAATCCGTAATTTAAACATGTAGGGGGAGGGGACGAATATCACTCCCCCGAATAATCTGAGGATTTAAAAATGAGAAAAGAAGAATTTTCCGTTAATCGCCTTACAGTCGGCTCAATTTCTGGTGGAAACAGTGACTACCGTAGAGAATATTTTCTTAACGGTTCTATTGGTTCTGACGGAAATGACGGAGAGGCGTTTGATACTCCAGTAAAAACTTTGGCTACAGGTTATGCGAAACTTGAGACATTGAAGGATGACATCCTTGTTTTTGAGGAAAGTGCATCTTCGATTTCACTTGCATCTGCATTTACTTGGTCTAAGAGTTTGACTGGGCTTATCGGCACATCTTGGAATGATGGTTATGCGAGGTCTCGAATCAGCCAAAGCGCTGCTATCGCTACACTGCTTACTGTATCTGGGTATGGTAATAAATTTGCCAATTTTAGAATAATGTTTGGCACAGCTTCGGCAACCAACAAAACTGCTCTTGCAGTTACTGGTGATGGTAATACATTTAAAAATGTTAACATTGCTGGAACAAATGCCACTGCTATGGCTGAGTCTGATTTTCGACTTGTAAAAATAGCTGCTGGTGAAACATACTTTGAAAAATGCCAGATAGGAAATATCAATGCTGCTCAAGCGGCTGGTTCTCTGGTTTATTTTGATGCATCATGTACACCAAACATGACATTCAGAGATTGTACGTTTTTAATGAATGCTTCTGCCAACGCTGCATTTTTCTTGCAGTTTGCTGCTGGAGTTGGAGAAAGTGTTGTAAAATTTTACAATTGTCAATTTATTAATACAGGGACTACATTAACTGGTGGTATTGATGGTACTGGTTTGAATAACTGTATTGTGTATCTTGATAGCCGTTGCTCATTCTATGGCGTAACAGATATAGTTGCAGCTAGCGGACAAGATGCGTATGTTATCTCAGGTGTTACTAATTCACCTACTGCTGCTGAGGATACGTTGTGGCATATTGCTGCTCCCGTTGACCATACAGCGTAACATTTAACTAACTAGGGGGAGAAATCATAAAAGAAAGTATTCCCCTAGTTACTTTTAATTTGTGGCTTATGACTGAGAAAACATTTAAAGTATTAAGGAAGAATGGTGAGGGCTATCCCTTTCCGTACACTGAAGTATTAGCTAAACAGAATAGCATGGTAGAGTCCGAACTTACTGCCGCAGAAATAAGCGCGCTTGTTTCAGGCGTACCTGTAGTTAGCAATTCACAACGTAAACGCATTGATATACAAAAAGCAGCCCTTAAGTCAGAAAGTCCTGGCAAGGGTTGGACTTTGAATTCAAAAGGTAATTGGGTTAGAAAAGAAGGCGCTGTCAAAAAGCATACCGAGACTAAAATTAATGCACCTGCGCCGGATAATGAATAACTGGTGTCGGTGCTCTTTAGGAGCATGCAATGACACTGCAACAAATTATAGATACAACAAGATATCGGCTTGGCAATTATGAGCCGCCTTATCATTGGATAGATTCCGAACTAGTTGCGTACTGCAACGATATATTAAATACATTTTGCGAAAGAACTTTGGTTCTCAAGGATAGTTCCACAACTTCAGTCTGTGAGCTTTATGCTAACTCAAGCAATCTTGATTACAGTATTAGTTCATACATTCTTTATATCTTCTCTGCGAAATGTGTTACCTCAGAAATACTCACATTAGATACTGCTCCATCAACTGCATGGGCTGCTGATGACACCATCACTGGTGCTACTAGCGGAACAACATGTGTTGTGCTGGAGAAACTTTCCGGCTTGACCTATCTGGTCGAGCAGCGCAGTGGTGCGTTTACCCTTGGAGAAGTTCTTTCCAATGGGACTTATACCGCCGACCAAAGTTCTACATATCCAAAAATGACAATTTACTCATGTTCTAATCTCAGAAAGGTTATGACGAATCAGCAGGACGTTATGTTCAGCGCATGGCGAGCAGCTACTGCCGCAGAACCTACAAAGTATATGGTTGATTATGAAACAGGATACTTGACATTATATCCCATTCCCGACCAAAACTATGTTATAAGACTTGGTGTTTGCCGCTATCCGATAACAGCAATGACAACTACTAACATGTCTTCTCAGACACCAGCTATTGATGCAAGATACCACAATGCAATCATTGATGGGATTTGCTCGCTTGCACTTTTAAAGCGTGGCGAACAAACATTTGACGACAACCAAGCTGCTATTCATATGGCTAAGTTTGAAAAGGCAGTTTCACAGGCAAAGATACGAAGAATACTTTTTGAAGACAGCTTGCTTACAGTGGGCGCTCACGGAGGCTTTTCTTAATGGCTAATAATTTTTATCCATGTACTTCTATTTCTGATTTAACTGGCGCATCGTTGCAGCTATTGCACGGTACTGAAGTTTTTGATAATGATTCTGCAATGGTTGCTACAGAAGAGGGGTATGTATATTTCTATCGGCTTGATGCTACATCTGGAGCAGCTGAAAGCATTCCTGATATCGTAGCTCCATTGGGTACACCGGGCGACAAAAGATGGATACTTTTGTATTCAATAAAACTCTCCTTGCAAGATTTATCAAAGGATTATCATACAGCAATAGTGTCAGGAGACACACTAACTGCTAATAGAATATTAACGCTTATTATAGGGGATGCAGCACGGCAGATAACTCTTTCTGGCAATCCTACTTTAGCAGACTGGTTTGACCAATCCGTTAAAACTACCGCAAGCCCTACGTTTGCAAACATTACAGATAGCGGATTAACTGTTTCTTTGCCGGTTTTTACAGATGGTGATAAAAAGTTGGTATCAAAATCAATAGCTGATACACTACTTGCTTTAAATGTTGAGGCTGGCGCTGATGTTACAGATGCTACTAATGTTAATGCCGCTGGCGCAGTTATGGAGAGTGATTATAATGTTCATTCTATTCTGGCTGCGACAGCTGATGATACCCCTGCGGCGCTGACTGTTGGTGAACAAACTGTTGTAGGAAGATTGTCTGGTGAAAATATTTCCGCAGTAACTATTGGCATTGCCGACAACAACATAGTTCAGATAGATTCTGCTGACGCGGCAACAGGTGAATACGCAAAATTTACTGCTAATGGATTACAAAGTAAATCTTTATCAGAAACAGCAGCTGACATAAAAGACCAGTTCCCACAAGCGATAACAGATAATCATGTTGTTACAGTTGACCAAGACGGTGCGGCTGATAATGACTTTGCTAAATTTACGGCGAATGGACTTGAGGGAAGAAGTTATACAGAAGTAAAACAGGACTTGGATTTAGAGATTGGAATTGACGTTGCGGCGCAGACTCACGCTAGTCAACACGCCGTTGGCGGAGCAGATACAATCCTCCCAGCCGACCCTGGCGCTGATAAATTTTTAATGTGGGACGATGACCCCGGCGTGTTGGTTTGGGCTGACGCTTCTGGTGGTGGTGGAGATGTTGCTACTGACACAATCTGGGATGCTGCTGGCGATTTAGCAGTTGGGACGGGTGCGAACACGGCTGCTAAAGTAAACATTGGTGCTGAAGAGGTTGTAGCCCGAATCGGGGCTGGCAATATTGACGGTATCACAATGGCAGAACAAACGGTGCTTGGAAGACTAACAGGCGGTTCTATTGATGATGTTGCGATTGGCATTGCCGATAACAACATAGTTCAGATAGATTCTGCTGACGCGGCAACAGGTGAATACGCAAAATTTACTGCTAATGGATTGGAAAGCAAAAGCCTTGCGGAAGTTAGGGCAGACCTTTTGGTTGCACCCGGTACTATCGGTGGAACAACTCCCGGCATTGTCTATGCTACAATGAAAGAAATCTATAAGACGGCAAGTGCCGATTCACCATTAACCGCACTTCAGGTATCAAGAACTATCGTGAGTAATTACGGAATGACGGATGCCGACTGTGTGATTTCTTTGCCCACAGCGGCAGAAGGATATACGTTTATCTGTATTCTTCCCGCGGTGAGGGCAAAGTATTTTAAATTTCGGGCAGATACTAATGATAAGATTTATTTATCTGGCGTAGCAGGAAGCAACAATGCTTATGTAGGCGTTGCTTCCGGGTATGCCACAGCAGATTCGGCACAGTTCTTTACATTTAAGGCAAGTGATGGTGGATTTGACTGGTATTGTATTCCGATTAAGGGAACGTGGCTTGCTTCCTAGGATTAATTAATGGATAGGGGTAGTGAGTTAAGGAGTGGTTGAATGATTGAACAAAAAGACATAGACAGATTACTGGCAGGGCGCAAGATAGTTGATGATTACCGCGCCGTGGCGGAGATTTACCGGGAGAAGGTGGCGGTATCGAATACAAAAACGGCAACAGAAATAGCCACCGCAAAAGAGCAATACGGCAAGCGGGAAGATGCGACAAGAAAAATGCACGAGGAGTTATATAAACTCGGCTTTGGCGAAGGAGCGGACACTTCCGCTTATGATGCCTTTAATAAAGTCAACGCACAGATGATTATGGAAGAATATACCGAAGTAACAACAATCAGTTTTTTAGGCTGTGATAAATGCCCGACCAGAAAATGCGTTGAGCTATATGGCGCAGGAGCTTGCGGCAACCAAGATGTAAAAGACATTAAATCAGTGGAAAGAGATATGAGACTGTTTTTTCTCAAGCTGATTAAAAAAAGTAAAGACGGCTTAAGCAAAAACTTTGCAGACGTAAAAGTATGCCCTGATGGTTACGGATTTCAGTGGAAAAGAAACCGGAATGAGCGTTTTAATTTGGGGTGGGAATAATGGCTACTGAAATCCTAAGACCTAACGGGAATGATACAACAGCTCTTTATAATTCTGCCGGTAATCAAACCAATAATTATTCTTATGTTGATGAAGTATCGGCAAATGACGCTGATTATGTTTACAATTATAATGCCATTCCTAGTGGTCTGTGGTTGCTCGACTTATACGCTCTCCCCGATACTTCTATTCCCTCAGGTTCAACGATAAACAAGATTACTTTTTATGCGCGATTTGTGGCTAATGTAGACACAGCCGCCTATGCAAAATTCGCTTATAAAAGCGGCGGCACGATATATTATTCCAGTGAGCCTGCCCTCACAACCAGCTTCGCCGAGTATTCATGGATACAAACAACCAATCAGAAAACCGGTTTGGCATGGACAATCACAGACATTAATGCGTTAGTTGCAGGGGTCTCGTTGTTTAGAGCTGGAGATAAATACCCAGTTTTTAGTGAATGTTCCCAACTATGGCTGGTTATTGATTATACGGCAGGGACGGGTGGTAACTTTTTAGTAACAATGTAGAGGATATAAAATAAATGGCAGTAGCGAATATACAGGTGAAAATAACCCCCAGATATTAGTAATGATGTAATAAAATAAAACTAGGAAGTTAAAACAATGAATGAGTTTATGATTATAGGGAATGTTATAAATGTGACGTTGGTGTTAATAATTGGGTTTTTTGTCCGCCGATGGATGAATACTGTTGATGCTAATAGAAAATATGATAGGGAGCAGGCTGAAAGGGACAGAATATCAGACAGGGAAGAAGTTAGAAGCATTACTGAGGTCGTAACCGATAAGGCTGCCAGAACAGCAGAAAGCGTGGCAGAAAAGGCTGCCATTGTTTCTAATGAAATTAAACAACGAATTGAAGATAACAGAGCTTTTTATGCACAGTCCTCCACCGATATTAAGAGTTCTATCGACAAACTAGCTGAACACGTTGGGATACAAAATGGTAGAGTAGGCAAACTCGAAATTGGGCTGGCTGAACAAATAGTTGTCTGCAAAACAAGAAACGCTAGAACAAAGAGGAAGTAATGGCGGAAACAAAGTTAGCCGAATTAATACGAGTCAAGGAAAGCGAACAAGGCGCGTTTGGTATTTTTGAAATAGACGATTTCCAGTTCTATTGTTTTTTTCTAATGCCTGATTCTAAAGATTTAGAAAGATTCCATATACCAGATGGAGTATATATTTGTAAGAGGTTTAATGGCTGGAAATGGAAAAATACTTTTGAGATTGTAAGGGAGGGAACAGCTGGTGTAGGTGGACACAAGCATCTCCTGTTTCATTCTGGGAATATAGAAAAACATTCGTTGGGATGTGTTCTTTTGGGAGAAACAATTAGCAAGCTTTCCGGGGAAAGAGCCGTGTTAAATTCTGGGGCGACCTTTCAGAAGTTTTTGCACTATACTAAAGATTTAGAATATTTTAAATTGCTAATAACAACAATATCATATCAAGGTAGATGTTAACTTATGACAGTAACTGAAATAACAAATAGTGCTAGGGCATTACTAGATGAAGCAACAGCAGCCCTTTGGACATCTGATGAAATTTATATGTGGATTAACGCCGCAGAAAGAGACATCTGCGCCAAGACTGGATGCCTTGAATCAATTGAGGCGCTAACAACTACCGCAAGTCAAAGACATGTCTCGCTGGCTACGCTTACATGTGTAAAAGTAAACTCTGTTGAACTTGTCGAAAGCGGCACATCAACAGTTTTAATTGGAGGAGAGGTTAACTGGAAGGACACAACTGATAGTGTCTGGAAGGATACAACTGATGCTGTGTGGAAAGATTATGAAAGAACAATTATTATACCTAACGCACCACTTAGCACTTTAAGGATTACGCCACACCACTTTGGACATATACGAATACATGAAGAAACAAAACCAAAGTATTGGGTACAGTGGGGCAATTATATTTTGATAGAACCGATACCTAATGATGCTTACACACTTAATGCGTATGTTTCTATTTATCCTACAGATATGATGGATGCTGTAGGCGAGTCACCACAAATTCCCTATGAATTTCAAGAGGCAATTGTTCCATACATTTGTATGATGGCTAAATTAAAGAAAAGAAAATATGAAGATGCTGCTGCTAAATACGCTGAATATACAATTCTTTTACAGCAGTTAATTGATACACATATAAGAAGAATTCCCTCAAGGGAGATTGACATAAGAGTTCCAGATGCTGTGAGGACTAAAAGATAATGGCTGCCTATTCTTACAAGCTTTCAAACATTTTACTTACTGTCAGGGCTATGCTCAGAGAGACAACGGCTAGTTTTTGGAGTGATGCCATACTTACAATATATATTAACGAGGCTATTAGAACAATAGCACAACGAGTTGGGGCATATAGGACAATCTCTACAGCTTACTCAACAGCGGCGCTTACAAGGACAGTAGCTTTTTCTGGGTATAAATGTCTGGCGGTTGAATACAACAATAAGGCTCTAATTAAGATTACTCCGTTGCAACTTGGGCACGTAAGGCTAGACGGGATACTTCCTAAATATTGGTTTGAATATGGAAACTATATAGGGATAGAACCTATACCAGCAGACATATATCCATTGACAATGTACCTTGCTTCGATACCACCTGCGCTTTCTGGTGTCAATGACGTACCAGTTATCCCATATTCTTTATGTGGATTAATAACACCATTCGCTGCTTCTCGTGCGCTTGAACAGGATAACAAGAAAGACGTGGCGACAGAGTTAATGGGAATGTTTGATAATGATTTGGAATTTTTGTCTCAGGCATTACTGCCGAATATACCAAATGGCATAGAAGATGTTCGTTTTTCTTAGGGAGTTTGAATGGCTAAAGATATACGAGAATTTACATTACCGAGGCTTAACCCACAAATAAGTCCGGCGCAAAATGTTCAAGATGCGATACTCATGGTTCCACTTGATGGACAATGGGTTCCTTCTGCCAATGCTGCACAAGCTGGCAAGAATTTTAGAACCATGACCAACATGAGGTATGGTGAAAACCATCCTGTAAGCGTAATGGGAATGACAAAGATTAACTCCATCACAGGTTTAACAACTAACCTAAAGGTTAGAAGCGCGCACCATTTAGTTAAAAATCTTTACCCAGAAACACATATATTAGTTCAGGCGTTTAATACAGGACTAACTTCAGCTACCGTTGCGTTCTTTTCTCAAACGATACCATCAACAGGAAACTTTAATGAGTATCTTGTGCTGGATGTTGCACCTGCAACTTCGTGGACTCCAGGTGACACAATTACTGGAGCCACTAGTGGAAAGACATGCAAGGTACTTAAGAAAATAAATAGTATGAACTATCTTGTCTCTGGTAGAAATGGAACATTCACACTTGGCGAAGTGTTGTCTAATGGGACTTACACTGCTGACCAAGGTGCAGCTAATCCAACATTTACACAAGCATCACTCTGGACTGACACAGCTGGTGCTGGTTTTGGGTATTTTTGTGATTCACCCAACGGACAAATGATTTACGCTAATGGAAAAGATGTTTGTATATGGGACGGATTTGAGGCAAAATGCGGCGCTATTATTGCAAGTTCGGCAACATTAACCAGCGCGACAGATACTCCAACAAACCCAAAAGATATTACGCAGAAGCTTACAAATAAATCTGAGACTGCTGATAATGTATTTTCGTTTGGCGGGCAAATAGATTCTTACACTAAATTATTGCTGGCGTTCAACGGAGAGCATAATGCTACGACAACAACAGATGGCTCACCAGACACAGTTGCAATGACAAGTAGAAATGGTGCAAAACTGTCAACAATCTTTAAAAAATTTGGTTCTGCTTCAAGTTATTTTGATGGAACAGATGACCATTGGGATACACCAGACTCTGCTAGTTGGAATTTTTCTACAGGTGACTTTACAATAGAAACATGGGCATACCTAACGGCTACAAGTGGAACTTATGGGTATATGGGGCAATACGCTGATGCAGATAATTACTGGTATCTCAAAGAAGTAATGACATATACATCGGGTTGGGTTGAGTATTGGGGAGGGCAAGAATCATCTGTTCGTACCTTTACTTTTAAAGCTCGTTCTGGCGGTACAACAGTTGCTGATTATACTTTTGCTTTAAATTTTTTATCAAGTTCTGATGATAACACATGGGTGCATTTGGCTATATCTAGGCAAGGGAGCAACCTGCGCTTTTTTTATAATGGAAATGTTATAACTGATGGTCCTATTGCTGGTGGTCTCGCTTCTTGTACAGTTACTACCACGCAAGCAATAGGCTCTAGCGCAATGCCAGATGTGGCAGCAGTCCTCACAATAGGACGAAGTGCCAACACATCATACATGAAGGGAT